TTGTCGCCCGTGATATCGGAGTCCAGAACGGCGACGACTCGGTTTTCCATCTTGGGAAACCAAATCTTCAGCGCCGAAGCGAACTCAAGCAGGATCGAAGTAAACTTCATTTACCAGCTTTCCAACGAACGAACCCACGCAGTTCTTCCCGCGTATGGGGCAGTGCTTCCTGAAGCGCGTGCCGAGCGGATTTACGTTCGGCGATACGCTTTGTACCTTCAGCCAGATACACCGCATATGGAACCTGCGCTCCGATGGTCATGCGGTATGCCTGGGTAGTAGCGCTGATCGAGCGCTTGTATGCCTGTGTACGGTTGGCGGGATACTCGCCGGGGGCAGAAGCTCGCCATGACTTGCCTTTACGGGTGTACAAACGACCCGACTTTGGAGCGTTCATACCATCGACGTAGTTCTTCTTCGCCGCCTTAGCGGTGGCGATGATAAACGCACGCGGACGAAGCGTGTCCTTGTACGTAGAGAAGTAGCCAGCCGGCTTGAAACTAAACACTTTCCGGCCAATCCTGTTGCATAGGCACCACTCCAAAGGCCGGGGCCTTCTGTGGAGACTCAGGTGGGCTCGCGACCTCACTCTGCTGGGTCAAGCGAACCTTGAATTCCCAGTACCGACTGTCTTGCTGGTAGTCGTTCACTCCCAGGATTTTGTACCACTTGGGAGCGGATTTTCTACGCGCCTCGTAAATCCACGCGCTAGCGCGGATATCGATGTCAGGACGGTAGTTCATGTAGATGCAATGAGTCGGAGAATTCCGCGTATCGTTGGTTCCTTCCAACGACAGGGTCATGCCGTCCGCACCTGCCTGAAAACTGGGCTTGTAGTCCTCGATGAAAGCCCACGCTTCGTATACAGCTTCCTTCTTTATTGTGATCTCGGATGCGCTCACGACGATATCTTTCGCGGACGCAAGGGTGACGCGATGGCTGAAGTCCTTCATGCTGATATGTTTCGGATACTTCAGTCGCATTACTTTGTCCTGTACAACCGCCAGGTTTCGACAGCGCCAGATGCCCAGGCGCCATTGTTGGTACCGATCAGTTCACCCGAGTCCGACTTTGCGAACCGGTTGCGAACCGTCATGATCTCATCACCCGGATGAGCGATCATCCAAGCAATGTATTTCAGAATACCAACGAGAATACCCGCCGGAATATCATCCTTATTGTTGTTACCCACCTTGTAGTGAACGTATGTACCTTGCTGTCCGCTCGATGCGCAAGGATCGCAACAACCCATAATGTCGCTCACAAGCGGGAAATATGGAAGACGAACCTTCGTACTCCCCGGCTCGACGCGGATGAAGTGGTTTCCATGTTCTCCCGACATCCGAATATAGCCGTCGGCTGCCGGAAAATCCAACCGAACTTTCTGTCCCTGGCGAAACCGATGGCGGCTCGGACGCTGGCGGATCGGCTGGGAGTATTCTTCCAGACAAGTCCACTTCCGGCCGGTGTAGATATCCGCCGTTTCGAACGCATGCTCCCGATACAGCTTGATCTGATCATCAGTTACACGAATGACGTCATCCGTCTTCGTATGAGTACGGATGAATTCGACCGGAAGCAGTTCTTCGAGATCGAGGCACGCGTCCATATTAGCAGGTTCCGATCTTCAGGTCGTAGCACGAAATGTGCGAGTAGCAACCGCGGTTGCAGTCGACGGCGGACTGCTTGACCGTGATACGGAAGTTCTCGCACGACTGAGCACGAGGTGAGATTTCCACCGGGAACTGCAGCATGTGCAGGCGCGAATTGACGTTCACGCGGTCACGCGGAATGCGGACAGCGGGTGTGAAGGGCTTCTGGATCGCGTCGCCGACGACCTGGCCGTTGGCCAGCATCTGGATTTGCACCTCGTAGATTTTGGTGCGCTTCTGATCGTCTTCCATCTGATACCAGAAGGAGTCGTAACCCACGTAACCACCATTGGGTGTGTACGAATAGGTTCCATCGGCGTTGACTTCGACCGTGCCCTTGTAGGGTCCAGCAAGCGGGACCCGAGAATAGGTGAATGAGCCGCCGGAAGGAGCCGCATTGGTTGCGACCGTGCCTGCCGTGGCGCCGGCGCCGAATACGATCGGCAAGAAATAGTCGGTGTTGCTGGGCTCCGGATCGCTCGAGCTCGACGGGCAGGTGCTCGTCATCTCGATCTCGAACTCGGTACCGCAAGCGAGGCCGGGACCACCGATGGGAACCGACCACGGAGCATAGTTGATCGACCAGAGATTGGTTTCCCCCGGACGACCAAACGCGGGCTGACAGCAGCAAGTCGGACACGCTGTGCCCTGCGCATAGGAGTCACGAGGATCAACAGTGAACGAATGCATGCTATCAACCCGCTATAGGAGTGAGAAAGCTTCAGCTGCCGATTAACGGCAGGTGAAACAGGGCGGAGAGGCCAGGACCGACGGCGTCAGCGGACCGCAGGCCTTGGGGGAGCAAATCAGCTTCAGCATAGCTTACCTTCTTTTCTTCTTCGGAGTCGGGGCTTCTTCCTCCGTAACGGACTCCGTGGTCGTCTCGGAGGTTTCCTCGGTCGTCTCCTCGCTGGGAGTTTCCTCGGAAGCGGTCTCTTCCGCCGACGAAGTTTCCTCGGTCGACGTTTCTTCCACCGTAGGCGTCTCCTCGGTCGGAGTCTCCTCAGTGGTCATGTCACCCCCGGTCTCATCGGGAGTGTCATTCTGTGGACCAAGGGTATTGTCCTCGGTCACATCCGGGGTGTCCGGTGTATCATCCGTCTCGTTGTCGTCCGGGACAAATTGCGAATCGATCCAAGCCTGGACCTTTTCATTCCATTCCTGGACCTGAGTCTCCGTCGGATGACGAGCATATCCCTTGCCGACCATGACCATGGCGACGTCGGGGCGAATGACGGCGATATCACCTTCCCAGATGATGTGCTGAACCGGTCCATGGACTTTGGCCATGAACTCGAAGGACCGGGTGCCGTCAACGTGCTCGTTCCACCGGAGCGGCGAGACGCCGAATAGCCCGGAAGGCGTCTCGGAAATGCCGTCGGACCTCGTATGCAGTTTTTCCATATCTGGAAATCCTTACTTTGGGGCGGAGCTCGCTTTCTCTGTCGTACTCCTGGCGGACTTGAATGCGCATTGCCTCGCGCACGGTGAATTCTGCAACATGCTTCTTGCGAAGCGGACTGACCCACATGATCATGGGCGAGAGCATCATCGGGCGGTCTGCCTCCACGTCGAGATGCTCATTTTCTACGAAGGGCGAAAACAAATCTGTCCCACCCTGCGCACACCAGACGCTAAGTCTGATCTTGTCCTCTCCCCGAAGGCGAGAGAAGATGCGGACAGTATCACCTGCCCGCACCGCTTTTTCAGCTATGACCCGGCGCACTTAGCGCTTCGGACCATGCAGCACGAGGACGGCGTTGACGTTTTCGCCGCCGGAAATATGCTGCAGAGCGACGAACCGTCCGTTACGGCAGGGCAGAGCCACCGAACAGAAGGAGCCGGCTTCGGTACCCGACGGGATCACGATCTCGGCCGGAGTGCCATCGGCGATGACCTCGCCGACGCAGGTCGGGATTGCTTCGACGGGAGCGAGATCGCCCGGAACGCAGTGATCGGCGTCCGAGCCGGGAGCCGCCTGGAAACGGAAGATCGCGTCGGCCGCCAGGGTCGTCTTGACCTCGAACGTCCAGCCAAACTGGATGTGGTTGTAGATCGGCAGCGTACGAGCCGTCGTCCCATCCCACGCCACCAGGCCGGTCGTCGAGATTGCAGGATTGTTCTGCATACTCTCTTTCCTTCTGAATGCCTAGGCCGGATGGCCTAAGCGGTTACGTTTCAGCCGGCTGGGATTAGCCGACCTCGAGGACGCGGCCTGCTTCGCAGCAGCCGATGAAGGAGCCGTCTTCCGCACCGAACTGGTACTTGACGCACCAGGCCGACGAACCGCCGATGTACTGCTCCATGAACATCGGTTTCTTGTTGACGGCCTTGTAGGCCATGTCCCAGTTCGCAGCGGCAGCGAGGAAGGCGCCGGGCACGAACGGATTGGCGGCGGAACCGCGGGTATTGTCTTCCGTGGCATCCGGGAGACAGTTCGAGATGCGGATGCGCTCGCGCGTATCATCCGGCGAGAAGGTCATTTCGCCGTCGCCGAAGATGAAGCGGCCGTTGTTGTCCGTCGATGCCGCCAGGTAGGCGAACATGTTCTGGTGCATGGTCGCGAGGACCTGGCCGTACTCGATCGGCGCCGTCGACAGGAAGCGACGGAAGTCGACGTGGTTGAAGCTCGGCGCAGCCGAACCACCTTCGCTCAGAACACGCTGCGGCGTCGAAATCCGCTTGAAGCAGTCGGCCGTCAGCCAGCCCTGGGGCTCGTTGACGCCGTCGCCGACGATGAGCGCACGGTTCCGGTTGATGCGGTAGGAACGCTGGATCGAGCGGATCATGAAGTCGAGGAAGTCGTAGTTCGACTCGGCGAGCACCTTCTTGTTCAGGCAGAACACGCCGCGCCAGTCGTACGTCTGGCCGTTGAGCCAGCGAATGTTCCCTTCCGGACCGTATTCGGCGTCGCACTTGGCGTCGCAGTCGTACTTGCCGATATCGCCGTAGGACTCGACCCGCGGGTAGAGATAGGACGACTTCGTGACCGACACCTGGCCGTACATGTCGAGCAGGTATCCGCATTCGACGTTGCAGTCGATCTCCAGGCCGAGCAGTTCCGGCATGAAGAAGGCGTTGTCGAGGCCGGCGGCTTCGAAGGCCTTCTTCTCCGACTCGTCGAACGAGCGGATCACGCGCTCCGGCGTCTCGAGACCGATGGCCGTCATCTTCTGGGCGACGCGGCGATAGACGTTCATGTCGACCAGGTTGTCCAGGTCCGCCTTGAACTCCTTCGGTTCACCGCCCTTGCTGATGAAAAGCCGGCGCTGCAGTTCGATCGCGTTCTTCCGGTCGACGTCGGCGAGCTCGGAGCCGCCCTTGTTGATCGGCGCGTCGAGCTGCTTCTTGACCATGTCGACGGTCGAGGTCAGCTGCTGGGTCAGCGCCGTGAGTTCGGCGTATTCCTTCGCGTGCTGTTCGACGGTCTTCTTCAGGTCCTCGTTGTCGGACTTGACCCCATTGTAGTGGTTGTGGAGGTCCTTGTAGTGCTGGTCGGCGGTATCCTTCGCCGTCTTCAGCAGCTGGGTGACCTCGCTCAGCTCCTTCGACAGAGCCTCGACCGAGGCCTCGGCCGGCGGGGCGTCCTTCGTGATATACATGCCGGGGTACGCCAGCAGGGCGGCAGCGCCCATCAGTGCCAGTTTCGTCACGGTTTCATCCTTCCGTTTGTTGGACTGCCGACTCACTCAACGAGTGAGCATGGTCTTCAGTTCGGCGACCATGTTCGACAGAGTCTTCAGTTGATCGGCAGCCAACACGGGCTGTGTATCGGGGGCCGGGGGTGCTGCAGGAGCTGTTCCCGGCCCCTTTTGGAATATATGCAGCGCAGACTTCACCTCCTGAGTGATGCTGCGGGCATCATTCCTGCTCTTGACCAGCCCACGTGCAACGAGGAGTTTCTCGAAGTCCGCCACCGTAGTCGCGGGTCCGGGCTGGGAATTCTTCACGAAATCCATGGTGCATTCCTCGTTGCCGGGGAACGGAACCACAGAGACTTCGAACAGATCGCCCTTCTTGATGAGAAGGTATTCGAAGCCAGAGCTGTCCTCCTTGAACTCGTAGTCCTGGAGGGAGAAGCCGACGGAGAAATTCAGGCCGCCAGCCATCTTCGAAGCTTCGTACGCGTCGCGCACGTAGCTGATATTGAGATTGAGTTCGGCCTCGATCCAGAGGCGTTCGCCGCGGGTCTCGAGAACCTTGATGACGCCAGCGACCTTGTTCCAGTCGTGACCGATCAAGAGCTTGATGGACTTCGGTCCAGACAAGCCCTTGGCTGAAATGGCATCGTCGAACGCACCCTTCTGGACGACGTGACGGTAGGAGTCGAGGTCCGGCGTGGACGCCCAGCCTGCGATGTAGCCATCCGGGAGGTCTTCGCCGAGAGCTTTCAGCTCGGTATCGTTCGCCGGCATGAACTTCATCATCGCGAAGTTCGGATGTTCTTTCCTCACCAGCGGGCGCTTGGCGTTCTTCGTGAGGTAGAGGTTCATGGCCCTATCCATCGTTGTTGGGTTCCGTGCTGGCCTGCGAGTTGGGCTTCCTGCTCGCATTCTGCGCCCGCAGTGCTGCCTTCTGCTCAGGCGTCAGGGGTGGGAAACCGCACATTTGCCGTTTCTCATCCTCGGTCAAGAATTCGACCTTGTTGAGCTTCACGGCGCGGTCAGCTTTTACTTCTTCGAGAGCCGGGATGGTGTCCAGATCGAAGACGATCTCGTGACCTTCGTCACAGAGAGCCTGGGAAAGACCCTGCTGGATCGGTACGAGATAACCTGGGATGATCGTATCTTCCCAGAAAGACCGACGACTTTCGAGATAGTTGCCGGCAAATTTGGCACCGTCTTGCGCGCTCAAGCCCAAGAGCGAGATCGGAATGCCAAAGGAACCCGCGATGTGGCGGGCCATATCATCCATCGGAAGCTTCGAATGGATGTCACTTAGATTGTTGTCCAGTTCATGAACATCGATCTTGGTGTTCGAGATCACGAGAACAGCGCCGCCCTCGTCTCCCCCAGGAGTCGTATCTTCCAAAAAGTCTTGGATAAACTTCTCCTGGTCTTCAGTCAGAGTCTTTTCCGACCCAACAATGTACTTCGAATTCGGCTGACCAGCGGCAGAGTCAATTGCCCGCTTCAGAAGCAGAGCGATGATCTCAGCAGGATATCCGATTGCATCGAGCGGAGTATTGAACCCTTTTGCCGTCGGAGAACCGGACAAGTTCGGCTTGATGATCTCCCAAGCATAGGACTTGGTCATCCGTCCTTGACCATTGGTGCCGTCAGTTGCGTTTTCACGCGTTGACAGAATTTCGTGGTTCGAAGCAGTACCATATTTGTAGTGTTTGATCAGACCGCGATCCGTCAACACTGTTTCAAAGAACGATGCTTTGAGTGGGTACAAAGCATTCGGCTTTCCTTCTGTACCCACACCTACCTTGAACGGTACGCGGCCGAACACAGCGCGGGTCATTGCAAGCCAGTACCGAAGCTCACCAGCCGTCATGTATCCATTCGGGCTTTCAAGAACATCGGAAATCTTGGAAGTCAAGGCCTTGTCGCGGCCAGTTCCTTCTTTCTTACGCACATACCAGTCGACGGCTGCGACAGACGTGGCGATCTTATCGATGCAACGAAACACCACTGGGTGTATCATTGCCTGTTCTGCAGCAAGGGACTGTGTGTACGAAATTCCCTTGATCGTTTGCCGTCCGAGCGAAGTCGAAAGGAGACGAGTCGGATCATCCGTAGGATTACGGTCCGTCTTCCTTCTGCGCTTCAGCTCAAAGCTGCCAATTCTCATCGACGGCGACCTAACATTTTGAACCTACGTATCTTCACACCGCCTGTCCGAACCGGCTCACTACCATAACGGATTGCGTCGATACAGTGGTTATCTTCATCTTCAGGAATCGGAAGTATCTTACCTGAAGGCTGCTCCGTCTTCCATGAATAAAGCCGAATTTCGTTCGCCGTGACCACACACTCTGGGTCGATGACGATCTCATATCCCTGCAACCAGGTAATGCCCTCACGAACAGAACCTGGACCTTTCTTAGCTGCCAATACCTGATAGCCATGGCCATTCAGGTAGTCAATCGTCTCTGGTCTGGAACTGTCCGCCATGATGGTGAACAGCCGGGACTCTGATACTGTACCCATCAGAGCAGGAAGCTGATCGATGGGCAATTTCGGGGCGACTGCCTCCGCCGCGATATAAATGATCTTCTCTTCTTCCAGAATGTACATTTTGATCAGAGCATTCGGATCATTCTGAAATCCGAAGTCCATGCCAAACCTTGGCGTTTCAGAATCAGAAATCTTTATGCGATCAATACGCCAATTCTTGAAGATACGAGCTTCAACCTGCTGATCGTAATGACCCAACCAGATATGCTCGTACCGCTGCTTATCCTTCTTCTTCATCAGTTCCATTTCGGCGGGCATTTCCGTGATCCAGAACCACGGGTTGTCCTCGAAAGAAACTTCCTCAATGATAGCATCTTCAGGCGGGAACGGCCCTCTGAAGTACTCGTCGATCGGATCATCCGGATTAACTGGGTTCCAGGAACACCAGATTTCCGAGCCAGGCTTACGAATAGTTGGAATGAGCAGGTCCAACGCCTTCTGGGAAACGTTCCTCGCTTCCTCGATCCAGCAGATATCTGCGCCTTCCAACGACTTCACTGAGTCTGGGTTACGGTCCAGACCAGTGAAAGTAATGCGACTTCCGTTTTTCTTACAAACAATCTCAGTCCGAAGGAACTCGAAGATGGATTCGAGTCCAAGAGCTTTGATTTTCTGCTCAAGCAACTCCTTCACGGAGTCCTTGATTGAATTCTGAAACTGACGCGCGCAAACCACACGCGTCTCTTTGTTAGCGCAAATCAGAGCAATTGCCATCGCAATCGCGTGAGATTTACCTCCGCCTCGGCCACCGTAGTATGCCTTGTAGCGGGCTTTCTCGAAGAGGCGAGCGTACTTCTCCGAGAATACAACTTCACCAGGACCCGGTGCTGCAGCGGGTACCATGGTTTAGACCTGGCGGCGTGTCACCGGCGACTGGTTGACGCCCGAGCCGGAAACGCCCATCGAACGAACGACCGACATCGTGCCGTAACTCGTGGACGCCGTGGAAGTGACTGGACCCTGCGCGGTCCGAGTATTAGGCATTGCCGACGTACGAGCACCGTTCCTGGGAGAGCTGAAACTGCTCTTTCCACAACCGCAACCCATCTCTGCCTCCTAATCGATTTCGACCTTCTAGGCCATAATAGCACGCTAGGACCAACAAGTAAAGTACTTATTTGCCCTAGCGAAAAATGACCCAGCTAACCAAGGTGGTGATCAAGGACCCGGAAATGAAACCCAGAAACAGTCCGCGCCAGATCAAGCAGCACGGGCAGGTGGTGAACAGATACTCCGTAACCTTGGACGTCCAGTGTTCTTCGGTTTCACACCAGTTGGGAGTCACGACCTGGGAAGCGGCGGCCATGAAGTTCGACAGCCAATTATCTTCCCAGAAATCAGGCTCCGTATCATCCCCGATCGCTGGGTCCTGCGGGCGGTACTTGAAAGGGTTTTGCATTGTTTTTCTCCGTATGCTGATATTCCCGTTCTGCTGCGTATTCAGGAAAATCAGCTGAGACTGGCACATTGGTAGGCTTTGGATCGACCTGTTTTCCGATAAGATAGCCCAGGGATGCTGAAGATAGCGACAGCATTGCTGCGTTCCAGTCACCTGGGAACTTCACGTCGACGCCAAGAAGAACGCCACAGATAACGATGACGAAGCCGGAGACGACGTAAGACAGAACGATCATCACGGCGACCATCGCTCCAGCATACTCGCGAAACGGAGCGCTGTTGTGCTTCATCACGTTCTCCCAATAATCCACGTAGCGAGTAGTCCTCCAGCGATCACAGCTATGATGATGAGCTTGGCGAAATTGTTAGAATCGAGTATGATTTCACTCAACAGTTTCCTCCGTGACCATAAGGGTGGGTCTGTTGAACTCGATATCTTCGATCCATATTCCGCAGCTATAGGTCGCGGTAAGAACGATTTTGTATTCTCCAAGTGGAGTGTAACTTGGAACGATAACCGGAATTACAGTCACGTTGTATCCGACAGGTGCCTTGATGCTGTTGACTTCGTTTTGCACGATCGGAATGACCAGGCCATCGTCGTTGATGATCTGCACACCCGATTTGATCAACACACATTCGTCGTGGTTCTTTGTATAGAAAACCAAAACTGCGCCATCGCGGCCTCTCGGCCATTCTGTGGATGCTTCAAAAAGTTCAGGCTTCACTATCGGATCGTTTGGTCCGCCAAGCTGGCGAATAATCTGCAGCGCCTCAAACCTGTGAAGCGTAGGGATCAGAAAAGTATTCTCGATAGGCTTCTTACGAGTCGAATTCTTGTAGACCGGGCCTGCGAAACTCCAAAAGGCAGCAAGGATAGCTACCACCGCTGCAGTTGCTTGTAGCAGTCTGACATTCTTCTTCACGAAATGGATCATCAAAAACTCATAAAAAGTAGCGCTATCGACAAAAAGAATACGGTATCGCAACCGAGTATGCGCATAAACTTATTTGTCGCCAGATGATCGAGTTTCGTCTGAAGCGTCGAAGTTTGAGTATACATAGCAGCACCTATGGTGATTTCGGTTAATCGCGCCCCCAAGCGCAATCCCCATATGTTCGTCTGCTATTCTTCCCTCATAAATCAGTACAATGCCCAGATGTTGTCGGCGGTACCTCCAAGCCGAACCTGGCGCACTGAGATGTAGTTATAACCTTGCTGTATCGGGACATCGACATGAATGTTCCCGCTTTCGTCCATCAGGGTTATTGTGCCGGCGGTGCCAACAAGCAAACCTTTTGCCAAGCCATCCGGAAGATCAGCATCAGCCTTAACGACTGGTGCAATGAACGACGATGCAGGCGGCCCAGAAAAGATTGCAAACGGAGATGGAGTATTCGAAGGCAGTGCGACGGGATCATTTGGATCGCACGGAGGTATGCAATTAGCAGTTACCATGATGAGTCCTCACGATTCCGTATCATTGGTTGGTTCCTTGACGTCAGCGATGGACTGACCACGGGGAAGCACACGGACCTGGATGCTTGATGGGATCAAATCGCGGCCATCCTTACCCGTGTTTTCCACACGAGTCGTACCGTACCGCTCAATGTTACGCGACTTCAACAGGAACTGCAGAAGCGACGCATTGCCTTCCAACGCGAGATCAATCGCCTTGTCTTCCAGCATATCCGTACCTGCAGCATAGGCTTCATCCCATGCCTGGCAGAAGTCAGCATCTTCCGTCCGCCACTTGTACAGATACCCTGGTGAGAACCAGTGAAACTGCGCACGCAGCTCCTTGACCACTGCGGATACGGTTTTACCTTGAGCGATGAAGCTCAAGCAGAGTTCCATCACACGCTGCTTCTCCTGTTCTTCCAGGTAGAGAGCGTCATGGTTCAGTTTCTTGAGGCGTTCTTCCGCATAGTTGTAATTGCCAATACGGTTCAGCTCGGTATTCCCACGCGTAGGAGCATGGGGTGAGGCAGGGCCAGAGATGAATACCGTCTGGTCGCCCATGAAAAGGCCTTTGCTGGTGTTGGTTCAAGTCTATCACATATTGGACCGCAAGTAAAGTTCTTTTTTACGTAAAATAGGGTTGTACGTCCTATTTTTAGCGTAATACAATAGGATTACCGAAAATAGGAGAACACTATGCGTAGAGCAGCTAAAGGTGAGGGTTTGGCCTTCGTCAAGAACGTAGTATCGAAGCATGAGTCTGATGAGTGCTTGATCTGGCCGTTTACTCTAAGAGAAGGGTATCCTGGTTTTGTAATCTATGAAGGAAGACAGATACTTGCTCACGTTGCTGTATGCTTGGAGTACGTAGGGTCTAAGCCAAGTCCTGATCATGAAGTGGCTCACAGTTGCGGACAATCGGCTTGCGTAAACAAGAGACATGTAAGTTGGAAAACCCATAAAGAGAATATGCAGGATAAGCAGGCCCACGGCACTAGTCTCGCAGGCAAGCCACACTACAAATACGAATTCACCCGTGAAACAGTGATCGAGCTCAGACGTACTGGAGACTTTAAGAAGTTTCTTGGGCTTGGGGCCTCGATCCGGGCTATTAGAAATGCATACTACGGAAAGACCTGGAAAGCCCTGCCCTCGGTCCAAGAATTGAGCAAGATGGACCAAGGGTCAAAGTGATAGGCCTATATACCCCGAATATCACTTAGTGGAGATCGGTGATATCCCTCGTTAACATCCGGTGTCAATGGTGTAGACAATTACACTATGTCGACCGGATAATTACCCGAAGGCTTTGAAAATTGCCCCGGGCTCCCCGAGGCTTTGGGTGAGGGCCGAGATGTGAATGAGCTTTTTGCGATGTTTGTTGGCCGCGTTTTATGGGCTGAGGGCCTAGGGCAGTGGGCTGAGGGTGGTTGGCCCAGGGCCGGGGGCCGTGTACATATATTGTTAAATTCATGCAGAGTTCGAAAAGTACCCGGGGCACGGACTCACAACTGTCCCGCGGCCCCAGGGGCCCTGCAGTAGAATTTTTTCTCCAAAAAACGATCCATTTGGAGAGATTCCCACCAATAATCAATCATTTATCAGAAAATCCCTCCAAAAATCTCACTTTTATGAGAATTTTCCTCCAGAAGAGAGATTTCCTCCCCTTTTTCATGATTTTTTGGGGGGATTTTTATCCCGAAAGGGGTTTCTTTTCCCTCCCAACGATATATATTCATATCTATCGGATGAATGAATATCCGATCATCAAGGAGAGAGAAGATGAAAAAAATTGAGAAGAATATCGATCGGGATATCATGGATGTTTCCTCTCGGATCGTCCGTCGGGGGAATAAATCGGGGAATGTTCCGTGGAGGAAGAAATTCTATTCCCTCGATCGGAAGAAATATGAGGAATCCGTCAAGGATAAATCCATCGGAATTCTTCCTCCTCAGGGACAATCCACGTTAATGTGGATGTATGATCGGATGAAGGAGGGAGAGATGGGAACGGGATCGATGATCCAATCCCGATCGATCGAGGAGGGATACGTCCGATCCAAAATCGATCCCCCCGTCCTCTTCGCGTATTATCGGAAGAAGATGGAGGAATTCGGATTGATCCACGTGGAATATGATCCCACGATGATCCTCGGGATCACGGACGAAGAGGAGGAATGAGGATCGGGGGGAGGGAAATCCCCTCCCCCTCTTCCCTGAGGACGAAACGCGGTCCGCCGCGTCCACGGGTCGAGCCCGTGCTGATGAGTCCAGGAGAGAGAAGCCATGACCACATACGAGCACGACCGAGCCACGGTCCTTCAACGCCACGACGCCCGTGAGTCGGCCTATGCCCGCCACGCGCTGGACCAGGCCCTCGAGGCCACGGACCCGGACAACCGGGCCTTCTGGGAGGCGGAGGCCAGAACGTGGCAGGACTCGGCGGCCCTGTACTACTGGCAGACGCGGGAGTGCTTCGGTCGGGACTGAGCGGGTCACGGTACACCCCGGTAAAATAATTTCGAAACCGGGGTGTACCACAAACCTGAAATGTGATATGATGTAAGGGTTAACACGAACCAAGGAGAGTACAATGACGATGGAAGAACTGTGTGGTTTGATCCAACTCCACCACGGACGTCTCCTCGAGTCGGTGAAGAACGAGGTGAAGAGGGAGGAACACGGACCGACCCGTACCCTCCTCCAGGAGACGGTCGACTTCCTCGAGGACATCAAGGAAGAGGTCGGGGTCGACGACTAAGGTCGAAACGAGGGAGGGAAACCTCCCTCGTCCGTGGATGAGGTCCACGCTGACGAGACCAAGGAGAGACGACCGTGTACGCCAAGATCGCAGGTATGTACGTCAAGGCGCACTGCGCCACGACATTCAAGGACCCGGCAGGGATGGAGTCGACTGCGCTGAGAGGCGGCTACGTGGATGTGTTCGACCACAAGGGTTTCGGCACCCACAAGTACATCCCGGCCGACCGTCTCTCGGACGAGCTCGGTGAGCCACGAGGAGCCGGAGTCTACGGAAGCTTCCTCATGGGCGACGGCAGCCACCTGCTGGTCACGTGCAAGGGGCCGCTCGCCTGCTGGTCGGGCAAGGACGATGAAAAGGCCACGTGGATACCCGACCTGCGCAAGCCGGAAGATATGATCTAAGCAGGTCGAAACGCGGTGTCTTCGTGGCACCGCGTCCGTGGATGAGGTCCACGCTGATGAGACCAAGGAGAGACGACCAATGTTTACCACCATCGCCCTCGCCACCGCTATCATGGTGGGAGGTCCGGCCGGCCCGGGGAACGACGCCGACGCGGCATGGGACGACGTGATCCAGTACCGCTGCGGCGTGGGTCAGGAGCCGATGCCGATGCCGGAACGGCCCAGCATGGAGTATCTCGACGAGGTCGATCGCCTCGAGGAGAAGTTCATCATGGCCTTCGACAAGGTCGAGGGCGGCGACGCCGAGTACGAGGCGGCAGAGCGCAGCATCTGCCTGGAGGTACTCAGTACCGAATAAGGCGAGTCACGGCGCATCCCGGCAAAATAAATCCTACCGCCGGGATGTCCCATTGATCGATCTCATGATATAATGATCCCGTAATACGAACAACGGAGAGATATCATGATCGATGTGGAAAAGATGACGGCCGAGGATTACGTCCGGGAATTCCTCACCGTGTTGGAGGACGCGGCGTCCCGCGCGTGCGGGGACTGCCGCAATCTCAATCCCCTCACGAATGAGATCGTGGATCGATACACGGAAGCGTCGGTCATCGCGGGGATGTTGCGGGAGAAATTGGGAATGGAGGAATTCCGTCCTCTCTGAAACAGATCGAAACGCGGTGTCTTCGTGGCACCGCGTCTGCGGATTGGTTCCGCACTGATGAGATCAAGGAGAGAACAATGCGAAACACAGCAAAGGCGGCGGCCTCGGACCTCTTGGCGTCCGTGGATTTCACGCCTCAGTACGACATCATGAAGATCGGTCCCCTTCCCAAGGCCGGCGTCTACATCGTGTATGCCGACGGCGATCCCGTCTACTGCGGAATCAGCAACGACCTTCGGCGCCGCATCAGCTACCTGAGGAAAGCGACGGCGTCGCACCACGACAAGGCGGCGGACGTCCAGGAAGCGTTGGCGGTCGGACAGACCGTGACCATCTCGACGTGGTATGAGAGTCAGGGCATACCACGGCAGCTGATCGAGCAGGCGGCGATCTACACCTTCGACCTCCGCGACAAGTGGAACGCCGCATAGCCAAAGCGAAACGCGGTGCTGCGGCGACACCGCGTCCATGGGTGAGGCCCATGCTGATGAGCTTAGGAGAGAGAACAATGAAGCTTGCTCTTACCGCACTGAACATCCGGGATGACGAAGCCGTCACCATTCTCACGGCGGAGCACGAGCACGTGTCGGTCTTGGTCGACCGCATGATCCGCGAGATCGAAGACGACTCGGACAAGGACTTCCAATTCGCCATCACGCCGGCTCAGTGGGCGCCGGCCGAATAAGGCGGGTCTCGGTACATCCCGGCAAAATATTTTCAAATCCGGGATGTACCACAAAACGAAAATATGATATACTGTACCTATCAGATCAATTGGTGATCTGGTTCAACGAAGGAGAAACACGACCATGGCATCCCGAAATCAGAACCGCAAAGCGATGATTGCCACCCCTCCCGTCGTCATGGAGACGCCGCCGGCCCCGACCAAGGTGGTCGATGATCTCGGCGTCGAGCGCGTCCAGGCCGACAACGGTCTCATGATCCCCCAGCCCATCCGGCGGGTCGGCCGAAGCGGGAACGTCCCGTGGCGTCGGAAGTTCTACGCTCTGAACCGCGAGGTGTTCGACGCGGCGGTCAAGGACAAGAGCATCGGCAAGCTGCCCAACCAGGCCCAGCGCACCCTCTTCTGGATGCGCGACAAGATGGAACCGGGCATCGCGTACACCGGGCCGTTCATCCAGGAACATGCGATCGCCGACTCCTACGTCGTGTCGCGGATCGCACCGGCTTCCCTCTTCGCCTACTACCGCAAGAAGATGGAAGAGTTCGGCCTGACGCACGTCGAGGGCTACACGGCGCCGCCCGAGGCTGATGAAGACGGCGACGACGGCGAGGAGTAGGTCGAAACGCGGCTGGCTACGGTCGGCCGCGTCCTGCCGTAATGCGGCAGCTGATGAGACCAAGGAGAGATGACCATGACTGATGCAGAGATTGTGGATGGCTTCGCTAGCTTGCGCAACCATCTCCTGTTCCTTGCGCGGGACAAGGCTACCCAATTCGACGCACGCGTGGACAACGCGTCCCGGGCCATGGGCCGGTGCACCGACGCCACGACCAAGGACCAGTGGCGGAAGGTCTGGGAGGGCCTGGTCGACGAGCGGGCTGAGTTCGACGCGGTTCACCAAGAGCTGCGCAAGCTGGTTGATGCGGCTGCCGCACGGTGAAGCCGTTCATCGATATCTTCGGCAGGGTGTTGGCAGTCACCCTTGCCTTGTGCGCAGCCCCGTTCATCTTGGTTTTCGTAGCCAAGGTGTGGGACTTCGCTTTCTCTCTGCTGTGAAGGAGGCGCGTTAGCCAGACCACAGTACGAGCACAGCGCGCCTGGGTTCTCTCTCCCCCAGGCGCGTTGTCGTATTCTGTCTTGCCGTGCCCTGCCTTGCCCAATGTGGGTGTCTTCGTAGCACTGTCAGACGATAGCAGGTCTCGGCTCACTGCACCTAGCCCAAGTTTCGCGGTCTTTGCTCCACTATCCACTCGCAGCCGTGCTCGGGCCTGGGGCCGGGCATGACGAGGGGTGGACCGAGGGCCGCGATCCCCGGATTTCCCAAAGTTGACCAAGTTCTGCCGCATTCTGACCAGGATTGGCTGGTAGCGAGGCGATTTTTACGGGGTGAGGTCCTGGGGCCGGTAGCTGGAAACAGCGGCACTTTGAAAATTGGATGTCGCACTAACATCCGGCCATCTATGGGACACCGAAGTGACAACAGTGTCACTGGCGAGGCAAATCCGGACGGCGGGGGCAAGAAGAGACAATCCTTCCGGGAGTGTCAAGACCGGCAGTGTAAGCATGAGGACTTGTCTGTCCTGTACTTAACCTATTGATCGGATTAAACAAGTTTTACCCTCTCGGTCTGAACTTAGTATACTTTCTTATATCTTTTTAAGCTTAAGACAGATGAATAATACAGTCCCAACACTCTGGTGTCATGTCGACCCTCTATAATTTACTATGATAAGTGGATATAAGAATACCATGTTACTATGGTAACCTTAGGGTTATAGGTATTTTTATGTCAACGGTGTACTGCTCTTATATTGTCCATCCGGCCCCCGACCCCCGACTCATTCCACAAAACCCTAGGTCGTCGGTTGTATAAACCAGATCAATCACTTAAGCCGCCCGACCCCGGCCGGATGAGCAAGACCAATAGTCCACACATGCCCGGACTGCTAATAATATGGTGATAACCGAATATTTCAATACTAGATTCTGGGCTCGGAAATTGCAGGTAAAATAAATTATCCATGGCCGTAAAACCGAGATTACCGACTCCATTTTCTCGTGATATAATAGTGTGGTACCAACAATCTAGGAGAAACCACTGTGCCACCATCGTCCGGGATTATCGTTGATGCGGCAGATGTCGAGATCGACGATGGCAATACGTATGAGAAGTATCCGTGGACCATGTTGCGGCCCGGCCAAATCTTCTTCCCAGCGAAGCAGAGAAGTCGAGCCCATGTGGAACTCCTCGTGAAGAACAGGAACCACACGGAGCCACGGATCGGGATCGTATTCGCCGCCATTTCCACCAAGGATGGCAAGATCGGTATCCGGTGTTTGGAAGACACTGGAAACAATCCATCCAAGGGCCACTCCGTCTGCTTCTGGTGGAAGGAGTGTTTGGATCGGGGTTGGATCGTGGGTGGCGGCGGAACACCATGGCCACACGTCATGGCCAACGAGAGTATGTACGCCTCGTATAACTCGTACTGCACCGAGGTAGGACTCCACGCGAGGGCACATCGGGAAATGTTGATGGCGTGGGCCGACATCATTCCACCCAGCTACGGCGTGCGGACTCGGGACCTCGGGAATCGTTGGTCGAAGACGATACCGCCGCGTGAAGAAGCAGAGACTCATCTCCAGGTTATCACGAGAGGGCTGTACTGATGCAGAAGAAAAACCTGTGGATGCAGACGCAAGTCGACTCGCTCCTTCAATACCCACTGCTGCAGGTCAAGTGGGACCTCATCCCGCCCGGATACCGCGCGGTCATCCACGACTGCAAGGACATCATGAGGGCGAACTCGATCGTCGAAGGCTACATGTACCGACATGAGCTGAGACCAGGGTTCCAGATGATGGTTACCTACGCGGGACCGGCCTTGGAGGAGGTCGCGTTCGCATGTCAGTTCCTTCCCGGAAAGACGCAGCTCGATTTTGATTGGGCCGCGTTGTATTCTATGTACGGGTACCGGGGGAAGGACGTGAAGGGACGGCGAGGCGCGTCGAGACAGACCATCGGATTGTGGTGGCTGTGGAACGTGTTCACCGGCTCGGACGGTACCATCTTCCAGGAACTCGGAATGAAGACCACGATGGGTCAGTTGTTCCAGCACTACTTGACGTGGATGAGGGACTACACGGATCGGTACAACGAACGCGTTAAATGGGAGAGGGAGTTTCAGGACGTGGTGACTGAGATATGGCGTCGCCTTAGTTCTACTGTCGTTATCCTTACGCCATCGACAACGAAGCGTGTTGGTGAGGTGGCGGTCGCCGGGTTCGTCGCTGAGGAAGACTTCCTCGATTACGTGACCAACGTGGAGTTCACCGACACTGACACCATCGCCACGGTCACGGAGGAGTGGGTCTACTCCCACCACTACGACATACTCGAGAAGTACACGACCGGCTTCATCCGCCCTGACGAGGACAGCGACGACGATGACTACCCCGAGTGAGGAATTCAAGGCTCGCCGACATGACCTGATCGAAAAGCGCATTAGCCAGCGCGAGAACGACCTTGACGGGTTCGGGTTTCTACGAGGCAAGGACCTGTACGTGTACGTCGGGATGGACTACTATGCGCTGAAGTTCCGGCCTGAGATAATCCCGGCCCGGGACACTATCGTGGCGCACCCAGACCCAACGGTCACGCTCGCCTTATCGATGATCCAGACCGCTCTCGATGGCGGCATGGACGACCCATCGCGGACCGTGACGTATAGCAAGCTAGTGCTGGCCACGACCGCAGCGTGGGCGAACCATGTCGGGGTAGCGATATCCCCGAACAAGTGGCATGAGGCACCGCTCAGGCTCATGCTACGCCAGATGGGCCTGAAGGTGGAGAGCTATGACTTCGAGGTGGAAGGGAACCCAGCCTATCACCACAGCAAGCATGCATTGGACATCAAGAGGTCCGTCCGGCCTTTTGTCTATCCTACTATCCATGAAATATCCTGGGTAAATTATCGAAACGGAGTCGTGGACTCCATTGTTCCCTACGGAGGCGATATCAGATGACCATGAGCAGATTTATCCGCGTTCCTACCGAGAATGGTGAGCGCATCATCAACCGCGATCACATCGTCGACATCCAGCCGGCCGAGCGTGGGAGGTCGTTGATGGCTCTCAGCACCGGCAAGTTCCTCATGGTGGAGCAGCCGTTCAACAAGTTCGTGACCAGCACGGATCAGCTCAGGAGGATCGCTAAAACCTCCGTATCGCTGGGGTCATGGATGTCGGCCGCGTTGGATGACCCAAACGTCTGCGCAGCCATGAAGCAGGACATCGTGAATTGGCTCGAGGCTATGGACTCGTGGGGTATATACAAATCCGCGATGACCGACCCGAAAAATTCATGATACAATAATCGTACCGGATCAAACACCGGTCATGGCAAAAGGGAAGTCCATGAGCAAGCTTACGTCGAAACTCCTGTCCTCTACCGCGATAGACATCCCCAGATCAAGGGTCATGGCTGTTGGCGGTGGTCGCGGACACGGGAAGACGCAAGCCCTCATGGAATTCCTCTATATGTATGGAGAGAGAAATGCCGATGAACGTCTCAGAACTGCTCGACCTGCCCAAGGCCGAACGCTCGAGGTACCTGCGAATGTTTCCCACGACGCGAACATTCGTCTTCCACTGCATGGAGCCGCACGAGATACAATTCGTGAGGCGCATGATCACTCGGTACGGTGGCATCTATCGTGAGGTGTACTGCCGACCAGGCGTCTACTGGGTCGCCACCTTCCGGACCCATCGCGCGAGGATCGAGTGCACCGCCGCTCTTGTGGCGTGGCTAAACAAGGCGCTTATGGCGACTCACGAGATGCACCGGTGCTTGACCGACGCCGAGATCGAGGAGATGCGGTACACGTCGGAGAGCATCGCGCATACCGGTGATGTGCCCGCGATCAAATACGAGATCGTGAATGCCATCCAAATCCATGAGCCGGTTACAACGAAGACACCCAACCATCCGATCAAGGGATAACGAACATGACTAGCGTATCTTTCCTCCTGGATCACATGGTCGACCGGTACCACCGATTGGGGCTTCGGGATGAAGACTTCGCGGCAAGCGACGCTACCATCAGCAAGTACCAGGCTGGGAACCTTGACCGGCTTGCGGACTACTTGCTGGCCCTGCCCTCGGAAAAGGACAATAGGTTCAGCATGAGGTATATCATGCTGGACTTGGCTCATAACTACCCAGACACGAGACCAAAACCGATGCCTGAATGCAACGCTGTCGGCTGCGCATTGGGTCACGCACCATCGGCAGGTATCCCGTACGAGTCAGATGATTTCTGGCACACCATGGGACAGCGCGAGTTGGGTATCGAAGTGGACGTGTCCGATGGCGTACGCATCCACGGTTTGCTGTGGAACTACTGTTTCAAGGGTGCGTGGCACGAATACGACAACACTCCGGGCGGTGCCGGCAAGCGCATCAAGGAGTTCCTCATAATGGCCGAGAAGCACGGCCGCATCACGGAGTAACGAACATGACTCTTTACTCCATGTTATTCGGTACGCCGGACAATTATCGGATCACCGAGTCTGGCGGGCGCTTCTATCCCGAGTTTGAGCAGCGCCTGTTCGGCTTTACCATCTGGATGAACTTCGACGGTCCAATGCCGGAGTCACCGGAACGGTTCAGCACCTTGGCCGAGGCCCGGGCGTTCATCGACGAGGTTCGCAAGAACCGGAAGAAGACAACCATCATTCACACCTACCAGGGATAACGAACATGACTAACGATTTTACGATGCATCACCGCATGATGCTCCGGTACCACAAAGAGGGTCTCACCCTCGAGGAATTCCGTGATATCGACGCCATCACGGAGTACCAGGCCGGCAACCTCGAGAAGCTCGCGGACTACCTGCTGGCTCTTCCCGAGGACTACGACAAGTTCAACATGAGCTACCTCATGTTCTACCTCGACGAGATGAACGCGCGTGACTTCGTGGAGGAGTTGCCTGAGTGTGGCGCGGTTGCATGCGCGTTGGGTCATGCTCCGGCGGCCGGCGTCCCCTACAAAAAGGACGAGTACTGGACGCAGATGGGACAGCGCGAGCTTGGCCTGAACATGGACCCCGTTGGACAAAACTCGTACAGCATGGGCGTGATGTGGGACTACTGCTTCACCGGCTCGTGGCACGAGTTCGACAACACCCCACAAGGCGCCGGCCAGCGGATCAAGAACTTCCTGCTCCTGGCCCGCGAGGGAGGGTTCGTCCGTTGAACAACGACGTCCTCGAGAATTTCCGATATTGGTACGGTGCTCGCCGCCTTGATGGTGGCGAGGATCGGTTCGAGCGCATCTGTATAACCGAGTTCGAGAAGCTCGAGCGCGACGACCAGGTCGCGTTGGAATACTACTGTTCGCGCGGCGAGTACAGCAAGGGCCCTGACAACATGCTCAGGGCGATGTTCCGCACGATCAAGCTGCGGTTCAACAGAGGAGACCAGGAATGACCACGCCAGAAGCAGCCGAGAAGTATGCAGCTGAGCATCTCCGCGAATGGGCGGACAAGGGCTATGCTGTGTACAACCCGCACGAGAAGCCGATTGAAGAATTGCCGGTGATCTACGGCTTCAACAACGGCGGACGTCCGGGCTGGTACGCAGCCGTCGCTATCTCACAAGATGGTACGGTCCTGGGTCAGCACGTGTGCTCGGCCGAGTGCTACATGCCTTATGATCTCGGCATCAACGAAGGCGCACGCCCCGACCGTCACGAGACCTTCCAGAAACACTACCCGGATGGGTATCGGATGGACTTCGTGCAGCATGATCATCCTGGTGTGGTTGAGGCGTGTCGGCTGAACTGTGAAAAGCATGGCGCGTCGGATAGTTAATCAACCGAGATGACCGGCTTCAAAAATTCGTGATATAATAGAATTGCCAGACCACACAGGTCATGGCCCGCGAACCAAGGAGAAACGACGTGACGACAGGAAATCTGTCCCGTGCACATTTGCGCAACGCTTTGTTGGGCATGGAAGGCATGGTCTACGTGACGCCCAACAATCAGTACGGCGTGATGATCGAGAACGAAGAAGCCAACGTCTGTACGTTCGGCCCCGGTATCGAATACATGGCGGGACCGTTCGCGACCAGCGAGATCGATACGGCGAAGCGCGAGGCGCTGTTCCGCGCCTATGTTCCGGAATACGGTTTCAAGGCGCTCGAGACGGCACCGAAGGACGACAGGATGCTTCGGCTCTTCGTCCTCCCCAACCAGGATATCACCGCCGGCAACACCTCGTTCGATGACTCGTACGATCCGTACTGGACGATCGGCTGGCAGCGCACCGACGAGTTACCGAATCCCAACAACCATTCGGAGACATGGAACGTCTGCGGCTGGTCCTGGTCCCAGGATACGTTCTGCAACGCGGCGGCCGGCTTCATCATCATCGGCTGGAAGAACTTCCACAACTAACATCGGCCCCCGGCCCTTGGGTCGGGGTTCTATTTCAGTGCTACGAAGACACCGAACAAGGAGATGAGATGCTCGTCACAGGAAAAGATGGCGTTGTCCGCGAAATGACGGTGAGCGCCGCGTCGATGGGGCACATTGCCACGACCATCGCCATCACGGACGAAGATGCGAAGACGTTGAGGCGCATCCTCGACCAGAGCGAGAAGGGCTTCGTGGCCTACATGGAACAGTTCCTCGCACGGTTCCCTTCGAACCGCCGGTAGGACCAACAAGGAGAAACGACTATGAGTATATTCGGACCCCCGAGCCCGGGCTGGAGACGATACTGGCCCATGCCGTGGCTCGAGACCAAGAGCTTCTACGTCGCGGAGTACAACAAGATCAGCCGTTCGTATCAGCTCGTCGGCTCTGACTCCAATCACGCTCAAATGGAACGGACCATCCAGAGACTGGATGAATCTCTGTCGCAGGCTCGGCGCGATGTTCTCGATCATTATGCGGCCATCAGTCGCTACTCCGAGGACATCAAGAAGCATCGTGGCGAAGCTGACTTCTACAAGCAGCGAGCCAACGAATACCTCGAGGTGAACGACATCCTGAACTCCGAGAACAAACGCCTCAATCAGGCGGTCGAGGAGCTGACCACAGAGAACCGCAGCCTGGTTCTCGGCATGGAGGAGCTGGTCCAGCAGCGCGAGGACTCGACGGTTACGCCGGACGACGAAGCATGACCGAGAGGCTGAAGGTTGCTGTCATAGGAGCGTTCAGCGTCGGCGTGAACCTCCTAATCGGCGAGGTGCCGCTTGCCATCCTCATGGGGCTTGCCACGATCTTCGTCCTCTACGAAATGGGGAGATAACGTGGGCGAGTCCCTGTACGTCGTGCTGCTGATCATCGCACTCGTGGTGATCTGTTCCGTAATCGCTTTCACATAGAGGAAGCCATGACTTCACCATCGAAAACGAAGAAGCAGTCGAAGCGAATTAGGCTCGACTGGTCACGCCGTTGGGATAACGGCAGCGGCTACACGGGTGTACGTCTGTGCCAAGACCGAGTTCGCGCTGGGAACGACAAGTGCTGGAAGGCGTACATCCGGCATGACGGCAAGTACCAGCATCTCGGATACTATGCCACGCGTGGCCAAGCCATCGCAGTACGCAAGGGCGCGGAGGAACGTATCCGCAAGGAGTTGGAGAAACGACATGGATGATTTGAGCCGCGCCGAACTCGGGGAAGGTTCCTACAAGATCAAGACCTTCCCCGAGCAGGTCACGCAACGCCTCCTGAGCACGGCCTTCCGCCAGGGTCAGATCATGTCGTCGCGCGTCCTGATGGAGATAAGCGGCGCGATCATGAAGGCTCCGTCCCACCTGTTCGAGGACGTGACGTTGTCGGCGAAACTCAAGTCGATGATGATCTCCGTGACCCAGGACTTGGAGCGTCTCGAGGTGATCGCCGACACCTGGCCCGAGAACCACAACACCAACAACCGCGACGAGCTCCTGAAGGTGTTCGTCGAGACCAGCACTCGTCTCATCGAGTGGCACGATCGGTTCCACAAGGACAACAACCAATTCGTGCGGGACGGGTATCCGTATGGCTAGATTCCCACGTCCCGACCTGACCGGCATGGACTTGGAAAACATGGGTCGATACGGCAAACTCCATCGCGGCGGCAGTCCAGCCGTCGACATCGTAACACACGGCGTCGTCTTCCACCTCGACTACGAAGAGCTGGATCGCCACATCAAATCCCTTCTGGCAAACAAGGAACGTAACATGGCAAATGGTGCACAAGCTCGGCGCGCGGCTCTCATGGGAATTCCCCCGTCCAGTGCGGAGGTACACATCAGCGATACGGCGTGGACCCCGGGGCAGGATCACACCGACCGCGGACGCGTTCACGAGTACCACGGTCCCGACGATGTGATCGAACGCACGATGTCGAGGGCCATGGGTCGGGTGTCGCGGGCCGTCAATAACGCCCATGCCAACGTCAGGTCGGCGACCATGTCCGGGCGGAACGATCTGGCTGGCCTCCACCTGGAGTACGAGAAGCTCCTGGTCGACGTGCATGGGATGATGCACTCGTCGCTGATGGAATATCGCCAGTATCTGGAAACTATCCTGAACGCGCCGAAGTCACCGGAAGAAATTTCACGTGATATGATGAACGTGTCAACTACCGAAGGAGGCGACATGGTCATCACGTACAAGCAGAACGGCAGCAACTACGATGTGAAGTGCGGGGAGAGGACGATTACCCTTTCTCCGCACGATCTCATCCGCCCCATTTCCCAGGTCACGGAGATGAACAAGCTCATCCCCGTGCAGATCATCGAGGGCTAACATGCTACGAGTAACACTCGTTGTGAGCTCGAAGAAGGGCTTCTACGGCACCAAGACCTTCGAGTGTCCGATGGTCAAGGACATCGGCGATCGCTTGGTGAAGGCGTTCGAAGAACTTCCGGACCGCGAAGATGGCGTGTCCATCATGGACTGGAAGGAGATGGACGTCAAAGTTCAGCGCATCTAGCGCCGAAACGTGCAAGCGGGACACCCTATCTGGAGTGAGTCCGCCCGCTTGTGCGTCTACTTGATAGGCCACGTATGCAGGTACTGATGAGGTTCCGTGGCGAGGATCAGAGAAATGGCCAATGAGAACATCGACTATTCGGGCGCCGCGAAGATGGGTGCAGAGCTGTCGCGAGCAGTTGCTCGCGTTGCAAGACTCCGTCGCCGCGTCGTGGAATTCGAAAGGTACGAGGCTCCAGGCATCCTCATGACGATGATCAAGGAGGAGCTTACTCAGGCCGATAGCGACCTGATGCTGACGAAGGCATCCTTCGACGAACTCACGAAGTAGTGCTGAACGATGAGTAATATCAAGTTCGGGGACCTCGAGAGAAGCAGGTACGCTCTGTGCCTGAAGGAGAACATTGACCATGTGTTGGAGCATGGTTGGGTTCGTGTGCGTATGTATCGACTTCGTGATGGGCGTGTGTTCTTCACTACGCCCATCACAAATCACCTTTCCCGAAAACCCTATCCCAAGTCCGAGTACCTGGGTCAGTTCATGATAAGGATGAAACCATGGCTGGTGAGTACACGCGGAAGCAAATCCGCGAAAACCGCGAAATGTGGATCGCGTTTCTCCGCACGCCTGGCCTGAAGAAGCAGGTCGGCGTCCTCGAAGTCGGTGAAGCACGGTGCTGCTTGGGTCATGGTTGCGTGGCCTTGGGCGTTCCGGAGACCGGCAAGAGGGCGGCGAGTGTAAAGCCCTACGTCAACTCCTCCGCGAAGGTTCGCGTCGTCGCCACCAAGTACGGGAACATTTCCCCGGAGTACACGTACGCTCCGAAGGAGCTGATGCAGGCCGTCGGCCTGCACTTCAACACCGGTGCTCTGGCTGGCGGCGGCAATTTCCAGTTCGCGGGAAGGTGCTTTACTTCTCTGTCCGAGCTGAACGACAAGTCCGATGCGACTCCGGCTCAGATCGCCGACATTCTCGAAGCGCATATCGAGGGTGGCTTGCGGTCGTTCTTCGTTCCGCTGAGCCACTACCCGGAGGAGATCGCGGACGATGCGACACATTAAGTACGAGGACCTTGAGTTCGAGGCAGGCAGCCTGTGCAAGGTCCATGGCATGCGCTACAACTACATGGACGGCAACCAGCTCATTCACCTCGTCGGGTGTTTGGGTCGGTTGCTATTCCGGCGCCGGCTCGCTGCCCCCTTGGAGTGGACCTCGGATAGTCCGCACAACTGGGAGGCTCCCACGCCTTGGGGTGAGTACAGGATGAGGTATATTCCGGACACGCATACGAGTGTCCAGGAGTGGTACTACCTGTATTGGATGGGCGCGACCTTCATCGACAGGTACCTATCCCAGTCCGAGGCTCGAGCCGCCGCGCAGAAGCATTACCAGGAGCGTATCGACGCTGCATGCGAGTAAGATGGGATCAGGCTTCGGCCAATCGGTATTGGGACTGGTGGGCCATGGAGATGCTCAAGACCGGTGTTAGCTACGAGTATATCGCGTGGCGGCTGAATGAGTATTTCCCTGATAAGCGTGACCGGTTCTATGTGTTGGACATTGTGAGGTTCGCCGGGCGTGCAGCCAAGAGCGAAGCGTACTGCCCTACTCGTAAGCCGGCCGACGTAGTAAACTTGCCTGATCGACCGAGATTACCTCCAAAATGAATTCGTGATATTGTAGTCACGTAGAATGATCTACGAACCAAGGAGAAACGACTATGCGTGCACACTACGATGTCTGCCTGTCCGAGTCCCAGGGACTGTACATCGCGGGTCTCATCCTCGAACACTCGGAGAACCGAAAGGAAATCCCCGTGACCGAGGACCTGGGTCCAAACGCCGAGGTCTACTGGCTGCTCGCCTCCAAGTACGTGTGGGAAGAGATGAAGGCCAACACCATCATCACGCCGCTTGGCGCGATCGTCGCCATTTCCGAGAACGCTCGGTTCTTCCTCTCGATCCTGTCGAAGCATTACCACTACGAGGTGATCCAGCGCATCGAGATGGTCGGCCAGTCGACGAAGGGCATGGGTTCGATCCCGCACTTCCTGGACACGATGCCTTCCATGGCGAACTTCGCTGAAGACCTTCATCTGAAGGGCAACATTCCTAGCGAGAGCGGCTTCTTCCTGATCGACCTGTCCCGCATGGACTTCGACATGGACCATCTCAACTATCGGCCGAACTGATGGCCGAGATCGATGAGGACGACGAAGGTCGTCCGTATATCGAGAGCGATCGGAAGTATCTGCTCGATCTCGCTAACCGCCTGATGTACGTACCCGTCATGCACGGTGTAGACTCAGGTGACATCGACCGCCTTGGTCAAATCGCGAAGCGGTTTAAGGACGAATAAGGCATTCGTATGGTTGTCCCAGTGTATTATCCTAAGGATAGTACACTGTGATGACCGGATAATTTTTGGAACCCAGGAGAACGGACAATGAAGTCTCCACTGACTACTCTCGAGGAGCTGTACAATGCTCTTGAGGGCCATGATTGGTCGCACATGATGAGCGACGATCAAAGTGTCTATGATCGTGGTGCGGACGAGGCCAGGCGCATCAACCTCGCGGCGCGTAACATCGACGGTGGCAAGAAGCTCGTCGAGGATTTCACTAAGCATTGGTGGTCAGATGCTCCCAAGCCGGTCCTCCTCAAGCCGGCTGTGAAGAAGACGTTCATGACCATGATGGTCAGTGTCGAGAACATGGAGGCTGCAGCTACCTGGTCCGGCGGATCGGTCAAGGGAATGTCTCTTGATCCCGAGGATCGCGTCGTCCAGCTCCACGGAGGCGGAGACTGGATGGAAACCGAGGCGAAGGTCGGCGACTTCATCGTTCAACTGTCTGCCAGTCCGGCGAGGTACATGGCCTTCACCAAGGAGGACTACATCGCCATCTTCTGCACGGACATTTATGCTACGGAGACTCCCTGATGGGCACGCCGAAAGACAGACTGAGCAAGAACGTACGGAGCACGACCGTCACGACGTATTCTCTGACCTTGGAGGATATCCATGACGCGATCGTGAGCCATTACGGTCTTCCGCAGAACACTTCGATCCAGTACGAGGCCCGGTCTGACGGCTTAAGCCGGCACGCTGTGGTCAGCGGTGCTGTAGCTACGACCACGGAGGTCTATGAAGATCATGACTGAGATGAGCCCGAACTTCAACGATATCTTCAACAGCATCTTCAGCTGGCCGCACATCCTGATGCGGCCGAAGGTGTTCAAGGAAGACGGCCGGTGGGTCGCCGTCTATGGCGACGTGCATGGATACGGTTCGTCGCCGCACCTCGCCTGCCAGAACTTCGATCACAACTGGCTGCTCCAGGACACGAAGTCCGATGGCGACAACGGGATCTATATCGGGTTACGTCGCCGCGATGAAAAGTCGATGGAGGCTGAAGCCGCTGCCGATCCCGCGCCCCGTGATCCCAATCGCATTCGCCTGCTGATCTCGATCATCATCGCGAATACACCGTCGCCTGGTCTCGCCGTTCTCCAACGGCGTATCCAGTACCGTCTGTCCTACGCCGGCGTCACGCTCAGTCTCGTATCGGACGGTATACGGTGGCAAGACCACCGGGGTGGGAACTTGCTGGACCTGTCTCTGCCCGGGGACATGGACCAGATGGCGAGGGAACTCGAGAAGAACCTCGGCATTCAATGCGAATTCGACATCGCCAATCCCGGCGAGGTCCAACACCGCCTCAAGACGAGGTATCTGCTGAAGGAATGAGGCATGCGCATACGCATCGGAGACATGTGGTTCCGTCCTAAGAAGGGCTACCCCATCGCCGTCGAACTCGATGAGCGCGACAAGGAGTTGATCCGTGACATGGGTGACGCTACTCGCTACGCCCTGTTCGCGGAAGACGAGACCATGTCCACCGAAGAACGGATGGCATGGATGGCCAAGAAGGAGGAATAGGTGGTAAACGTTTACGTCAACGGGTGTGCTTACGAGTTCCCCCGGGAAAAGATCGATCGGCTCGAGGACCAGGGCGCGATCGTGAAGGCTGACATGGTCGGCTCCGAGGAAGAAGCATACATGCTCAATCGTGGGCACCACTTCACCGTGGAGCAGGTCATGCTTCTCATGGGAGAAGACGTATGAACGCGTGGATTCTCGTCATCATGATGTTTACGTCGGACATGGCGGAGATGCACACGGTCAGTAGCTATGCTACCAAGGAGCGTTGCGAGGAAGTCGCGGAGGCCTTCAGGTCTAAACGGCACAACGCTCCGGGCTGGCGCGAAGCTATCTGCTTCCCCAAACGATAAACTAGCCGCTCGTACCGAGATGTACGGGCGGTTTTTTTCGTGATACAATCGAACCGTCAGTAGAAATGGAGAGAACCATGAACCACGAGGATGAGTTCGAGAAAATGATGCGGGAAACCGAAGCCCTTCCGACACTCAAAACCAATATTCTTGGATGGGCAATCGTAATCGCATCAGCCGCAATCGTGGTCTGCGCTATCGGATTCTTTGTCCACTTCGCTTTTTAACGGGGGTTTCTATGCGCCGACTTTTACTCGTGGCGAGCTTAATGCTTGGCTTTGCTAGCGAAGCCGACAGTCATAGCTGGTACAGTGCTAAGTGCTGCTCTGGAAAAGACTGCGCCAAGATCGATGTCAAGCACGTCAAGATCACGCCGGGGCAGTATACTGTCACACTTATGCCTGGCGACCACCCGATGGTGGACCAACCTATGCAATTTACCTTCTCGACTAGCGACCAACGCGTCAAGCCGAGCGAGGACTGGGGATACCACATCTGCATCTCCCAGTACACGAAGCGGTTGCTGTGCTTCTACAAGCCGGACGCAGGAGTATAACATGGACGGATTTACAGGAGTCGCCGCAGCCTTACTGTTCATTCTTTCGCTGGTATTCGCTTGGATATCAGCAGAGCTTTGGGCCATCGGTCTGCTCCAATGGCGCAAATACAACAAACGGGTGGCCCTGTCGGTTTTCGTTCTGTCAATCATGGTGGCGATTGCAACGATAGCCATCGGCTCGGTCGGTCTCGTCGGCCTCGAAAAGTCGCTATGACCAAGAGCCTCACCGTCGCCCAGAACCGTCTCCTCGAGTGGTTTTATCGCCGCGGAGGAGACGGTATCTATGACAAGAAACGCCGCATCATAGCTCGCGGTGAACGTGGGTCGTTCGAACCAACCACCATTTCCGGTCTGAAAGTGCAGGGCTATGCGGAAGATTACGATGGCAGCTCGCACGTTCGGCTCACTGCTCGCGGAAGTAAACTGGGAGAAAATCTTGCCCGCACCAACGACCTCTATCGAGACGACAATGACCTTGACCGGCACCGAGCTCGCCTTGATAAAGATCGCTTTGACGTCTCTGAGTCAGAAGACTGAAGCGACAACGGTACTCGGGCGCAATACGCGCGCCCTCCTCAAACGTGTTGAAGCACTGGAGACACCCATGTACGGTGACGAGGGCAAGGGTTCTGGTCGTACCACGAGCCAGATGAAGGCACTCCCCATGGGCGGCGTATATGTAGTAGCCCACCGCGAGGAGAAGGACTACTGCAAACGTCTGCAGAAACATATTGGGCGGGAGGACATCATGGTTCTCCTTCCCAACGAAGTCTGGGATTATGGTCAAGGTCGCTTCATCTCGGGCTACGACGTCGATCATGACGTGTACGATCGTCATATGAACGCTGAACAGCGGCATCGACTCGAAGCTTCCCTTCGGTTCCTCAACTCAAGAAAGACACCGTAATGCTCGTCAAGGTTATTGAAGGCTGCACCCGGATCGTTGGCAAATCCCAGGGATACCTGGGTCTTCCTCTCCGTGACGTGCTCATCAACTGCTCGGTCAACGGTCCGAACACGCCGGCCATGGAGATCGCGTTCGAGCCCACTCCCAAGGAGATCGAGGGTCTCAAGGAAGGCAAGAGCCTCGTGCTCCGTATCCTGGGCAGGACGCCTCCGCCGATTGCGATGTGGGTCGACAGCAGCAAGAGCCCGAGCAAGGGTGCGGAACCCATGACCATGTCTGATCGTATCGAGATGATCGGCGATCTGCAGGACCTCGAACGCATCAGCGCCCTGTTCAAAGAAGCCACAGGTGCACCCGACCAGGTCACGTCCGTTCTCGACAAGACCATTTCGAACATGAGGAGACTGCTCAATGGAACAGCATGAGCTCAGACACCGGACTCGCCAGCACAGGAAGTCGGTGATCTCGTTGCTGGCCGCGATCCACGAAGCGAAGCGCGGTCACAAGATGACCATCATGTGCATCTCGAACGAGTCGCGCCAGCGCTTGTTCGAGCAATTCCGGCAACTCGCAAAGGAGCACGACTTCGAGTACCGGATCAAATGCAACGAGTTCCATGCGGTCGAAGGCGAGGGCGTGGTTTACTTCGTCATTCCCAAGGACGTCGACAACCGCACCGAAATGCATACCCGGGGACTGCCAGATGCCGCGCCCAGTTCTTAAAGAAGGTAAGCAGACAAACACCATGATGTCTGCAGCAGCGTCGGCCAGGGATGGTCGGCGCTGTTGTATCATCTGCCATACTCCCGAAAGTCAGAAGGAGATGGTGGCAGATTTCCCTGCGGTCGCGAAAGAAGTCGGGTTCAAATACCGGCAGAAAGGAAACCTATTCCACGCTCGTCGTGGCAACGGAAACGTGGACTTCCTACTCCCGGAAGAGATGGAAAAGAAACACGGCAAGAAGAAAACTCACATCGAAATCAAAGGGATACTCGAGGACCATGTCAAGGGAAGATTTCGAGATATTCAAGGACCGCGAGGCAGAGCGTAAAGAGCGGCGTCGCCAACGTTTAGCCAATGCCGAGACCGACGGCTGGAACCGGTACGCCGACACGCATTTCTGGCTTCAGCTTCCGGGCGGGAAGATCGACTGGTGGCCGAGTGCGAACAAGTGGTGCTACCAGAAGAAGTACTATCGCGGCGGCCTGCCTCAGCGGATACGTGACCTCATATCCGAGACTCTTGCTGCACGAGGGTAAGGTTTTTCGGGGGTATTTACTTCCGGAAAATTTTGGGATATAATGAGAATTCGCGTTTGTGAAGGAAACGACCATGTACGACAATCCAGACCATGACTGGGTAGCAGTGATTTATCCGCAGACGGGGGCAGTCCGTCTGCATCGGGACGTCGAGTCGGCGCAGCAAACGATTTCGTGGCGGTCCTGGCCGAACTACATCTTCAAGAACAAGAATGCCTTGAGAGCTTGGTCCCATATGGACCTCGAAGTTCTCTGGGTTCTTATCTATCAGTTTACGGAATGGCGCCACCCTCGCACGGCCCTCGGCCCCTTCCTCGAGACTGATCAGTACGCACCCGACTGCGGTACGGAAGAACTGCTGGATCGTATGTGGGATATGATCCAACGTCGGTGCGATCGAGTTCTGGGACCCATGGGTTCCGAGGTACGGCGTAAGACGTTTTACGAGATCAACCTGGAATACCTGCGGCCGCTCGCAGAAAACATTGCTGTGTTTAAGGCAACGTTCAATCGGCAGGCGCGGACGATCCTCAGCGAACTCGTTAAACGTGGCAAGCGCTACTACGAGGAAGAGGAATTCCGGCTGATGATGAACGAGTTGGTGGCCACAAGAACACTGAAGACGAAGCAGGACCCCTTCCTCATCTTCCAGTACTACCGTCCGACCTTCATTGACTACGGTATCGTGTCTCGTGGTGGTCAGTAATGGTCACCGCTGCAGATATCGAGAGCATTGCCAGGTCTCTAGGCGGTGGCAAAGAATCGAAGACCTCGACAGGTTGGAAGACTCTCTGCCCCGCTCATGTTGACTCTCAGCCATCGCTTGTCATCAGCCTCGGGGCTGGTGGCAAGATGCTATGTAAATGCCACAGCGGGTGTACATTCGATCAGGTTAAGGATGCTCTGAAGGATCAGAAACTCCTGCCTGATACGGAAAGAAAGAAGTCGGACAAGGCGAAGAAGCAGGATACGGTTACCGTACTCATTCCTGTTCCTGAACACGCCCCTGATCCGCAAACCATCGTCAATCGTAAATTCGGCAAACCCACCAAGGTGTGGGAATACCGGAACATATACAACGAACTGATCTTCTGCTGCGCCCGCTTCGATTACGTCGACGAAGAAGGCAAGCGCAAGAAAGAAATGTTTCCGTATTGCTACGTCAAGGATGACAAGGGCAACGAATACTGGAAACCCAAGGGCGCGCCTTATGACAAGGTGAAGCTCACCCTCTACAACGCGCATCTGCTCCCACTCAGACCCGATGATCCGGTGGTCATGGTCGAAGGAGAGAAGTGCGCTGACTACGGTAACAAGCACTTCGGAGATAAGTTCATCTTCATGTGCTGGTCAGGCGGTGGTAACGGCTTTGCGAAGTCGGACTTCACTGTGCTGAACGGCCGTACCGTTATCATGTGGCCCGATGCCGACGATCCCGGTATGAAGGCGATGATCAATCTCGGCGCTCTCTTGACCCAAGAGCCTGGGACGATCACGAACGACGTTCGGTTGGTGACGTTGCCACAGGGACTCCCACGTGGATGGGACATCGCTGACGAGATACCGGGTGGCATCCAACTCGATATCTTCGAGCGGATTATCAGCGCCCAGAAGTACGTCAATCCGACCGAGGAAATCATCAGCATCTTCAACAAGAAGTATGCTGTAATGGTAGAGCAGGGCAACGTCTCAGTCGTACAGTTCGACAAAGACGGTAACCTTCTCGATGGCGCGTTCAAGAAAACCGCGTTCTTCGACGCCATCAAAGAATATGCAGATGTGGTGGTTGATAAGAAGGAAATCCCCGCTCCGGAGTATTGGTTCAACCATCCTGACAGACGTCAGTACGATGGCTATTGCTTCGACACCGAGAAAGGACGAGACGTCGAGACAGAAGATGGTCTGTTCCTGAATCGTTGGGCTGGGTACATGTACACAGCGACTGAGCGAGGCGATTGGTCGATCCTGCGCGACCACATTTATCGTAACCTGGCTCGAGATAATGAGGATCACGGGAACTGGATCATCGCTTGGTTTGCCCATCTGATGAAGTATCCCAGAGGTCGGCCCAACAAGAAGGTTCCAGGCACGTTCCGTCGTCTTGGTACTGCGATGGCCGTCATCGGCGATCAAGGCACAGGCAAGTCCGTGGTGGGAGAACACATGGGCAAGCTGTTGGGCAAGCATTATCTGTCCACGAGCGATGAACACACGATCTTTACCAATTTCAACTTCCACTTGCGAGACGTGGTTCTGTTGCAGGCGGATGAAGCGATCTTCACTGGCAACAAGAAAATCGCCAACAGACTCAAAGGCCTGGTCACGGGTGAGGAACTCCAAATCGAGAACAAGGGCTTCAATATCATCACGTGTCCGAACATGGTTCACATGTACATGACGTCCAACGACGACCATGTGATCAACGCGTCGGGCAACGAACGTCGGTACGGCGTCTTCCTTGTCTCCCAAGAGAACCAGCGCGATCATGCCTTCTTCCAAGCGATGGAAGACGAACTCTTGGCTGGTGGTTACGAGCGTCTGCTGTACGATCTGCTGAACTTCGACTTCAGTATCGCTGATCCAGCGAAGGTGCCGGAAACCGAAGCTCTGAGAACTCAGAAGGCAATGTCGCTTTCGCCGTTCAACTCCTTCCTGCAGTCGCTGCTGCTGAACGGTCGGTACGATGATGTGTCGCTTAACGGTGGCGGTGAGGTCTACACGATCTACGAGCTGTATCAGGCATACCTGAAGTACGTCAAGGATCGCGGAGACAGGTTCCCTGACGACATATCCACGTTCCAGATCAAGATGCAGGATGTGCTGCAGCATAGGACGTCGGTCGTACGCAAGCCGAGAGGGCTGAGCCTCAAGTTCGATGATCTGCGGTCATGCCGTATCGCCTTCTGCAACAAGCTGGGTCTCGACATCGATTGGTACGACGATCCTCTGCTGATCGAACATGACCGCCAAGAGCGTACTAGGGAGCCGAAGGCAGAGGAGGAAATTCCCTTCTAGGGCAGACTAGGCTAGTTTTCATTTTCGGTAAAAAAGTTGTTTACATGAAATGAAACATATGATATTCTGTTCTTGTTGATCGAAAAGATCACTTTGGAAAATGAGAAACCTAACCAAGGAGAACGACATGTCGAACAAGTTCAAGATGACGAAGGCGATCCCGGCCGATTTCAAGGCCGCGCCCCAGATGCTTCTGATCCTCCAGACCCTCGCCGGCATCGGCATCAACAAGGAAGTCACCACCGAAGAGCTGACCAAGGCGGTCGTCGACTCCGGCAAGCTCGTGACCCGGCAGCCGCCGGAGCGCATCGTCGGCTACTACACGAAGCCGATCAGCGAGCTGGATTTCGTCGAGGTCGAGAAGGTCGCCGCCGCTCCGAAGCCGAAGGCCGACAAGGCTGCCAAGGCGGGCGACGCCCCGCAGGTCGCGAAGCCCGGCAAGCCCACTCCGGCCGGCGCCGCCCAGCCCGCTTCCCCGGCGAAGCCGGCAACCCCGGCGGCTTAATACCTGGATTTCGGCGAGCATCTATAGCGCCTGTAGGGTAACTCCTGCAGGCGTTGTAGTATTCGGATGACTTTGGTGGGTGTCTCTCGTGGTCAAATGACCACCTTCAAGTACCATTTAGTGGAAAACGGTGGCATCCCTATTAAACATCCGGGGCCTTTGGTGTGGACAATTACACTGGACCACCCGGGAAATTTTATGATCAATGCCAAGCGTCGGTCATTTTCACCGACTCGAAAAAAAGAATTGTACTTTCGAATCTTCTTATGTTATATTGTAAGGGTGATCGGAACTCCGGACCTCCTCCCCCCTGAGACTCCCACCGATTACACTCGCGCGCGCTGGACCGTGGTTTCTTGGTCGTTTCTCCGGGCTGGCGCGCGCGTTTTAGTATCCAGAATTGGATACAGCTCGGCCCCCGGCCCAAGACTCTAGATTATGGGGGATCAGCGAATGGTCAGAGCTTCTAGAGGCCTACGTTCTCTAGACTCCTCGGCGGATCACTGGGCGAAGTCCTCTTTCGACGGAGGTATCGCGCTCAGTACGGATCAGCTCAGCCACTCGATAGGACTGAATATAGTGCATCTTGTTTCACATGTACACCCTCAGAGCAAAATAATTTTACCGGGGTGACCTACCGATAAATTGTGTGATATTATGAATACAGTAGAGAATGTTCTCTACCAACATGCCGAGAGTACGCAATGATCACATCCACTTCGCGTAGGTGTTCACGTGAGGCCATTCGGAACCGCAGCACTTCTCCGAACTGGCTGGATCAATTCAAGGACGGAGCCGAGATCATTATCTGGCCTCCGTTAATCAATGAGGAAAACATGAGGCAAGTTTCTTTCTCGCTGGTGAAGGTCGAGGGCAACTTCGTCTACATCTCCGATGACGGACTCCCTGGGTTCGCGTCGGTCACAAATCAGGCGGAGCACGTCGTCGAGACGCTCATCAGCCAGTGGGGTCCCGACAAGCGGTTCTTCTACCGTGACACGATGTTCGTGTGGGATGAGCTCTGTCACGATGGTACGAAGTTTACGGACTTCAAACCCGTCGACAACCGCGAGCACGAGGATTTCCTCGGGCAGGTCATTCTGAAGGATGCCGGCTGATGTTCAAGCAACTCCAGGAGAAGATCGGAGACTGGGTCGCCGGCACGTTCGGCTACGAGGTACTCGCCGACAAGCAGGAACGCAATGCGCGTTTCTTCGAGGAAGTCGTCGAGCTCATGCAGGTTCGCGGCATGACCGTGGCCGAGATGGTCGCGATCATCCATGACAAGATGACGAAGCCGGTCGGCGAGCTCGATCAGGAAGTCGGTGGTGTGTTGATCACGTTCCTCGCTCTGTGCGAGTCGGGCGACGTCGATGTCGATACCGCTTACGCGAACGAATGGAACCGCGTCCAGCCGATGGAAGTGCGGAACCGGATTGCCGCGAAATCGGCGCTCAAGCTTCCCAACTACGAAGCGCCGGAAGAAGACGGCAAGATCGGCGTCATCGAGTTCGAGTACGTCAACCACGAAAACAAGCGCGGGAAGCGCAGGATCGTCCCGCTCTATCCCTGGTACGGCAACAGCGAATGGTACCCGAAGTACCGTCATGCTGAGTGGTTCATCCGGGGTCTCGACATCGAGAAAAACGTGGTGCGGGACTTCATGATCGACCGCATGGCGTTCGTCGACCACATGGGTGCCCGCTAATGACGGTGGTAGCGGTCATCGACAGTGAGACCACTGTCCCACCAGATCAGAACGAGCCGAAGGAAGTCGTCGAGGTAGCGGCGGTTTTCGTGGACTGCGACACCAAGGAAGTCGTGCATCAGTACAGCTCCTTGGTCAAACCCACCAAGTCCATTACGGCTCGGGCGTCGGCCATCCACCATATCACAGATCGTGAGGTGGCCGACGCTCCCGCATACGACGACGCCATGATGCCGATCCTCGAATACTCGTTCGAGTACGCTGTCGCACACAATGCGAAGTTCGACAGCGAGGTAATCGATCTGGGAGACATTCCCTGGATTTGCACCTACAAGATGGCGTCACGTCTGTTCCCCGATTTCGACTGTCATTCCAACCAGTGTCTTCGGTACGAACTCGGACTCCCGGCCCCCGAGTCGGGACTCCATGCTCATCGCGCTCTGTATGACGCGCAGGTGACGGCGATGTTGTTCCTCCATATCCTGGGCTTGACCAGCGTCGACAATCCGCTTGAAGCTATGGCCAAGATCAGCCAGCGTCCGGTCCTTCTCCGCAAGTGTATGTTCGGGAAGCACGCCGGCATGCGCTGGGACGAGGTTCCGAAGTCGTATCTCGCCTGGATACTCAAGACGGGCGGCTTCGACGAGGACGTGATGTACACGGCGAGGCACTACGCATGACACAACTCGGGTTCGATTTCGTCGAGGTGAATACGCTCGTCGCTACTCAGAAGAAGCCCGAGCGTCTTGTCATCAGCAATCATGAGTCGCCCGTTCAGCGGGCGATCCATTGCATACTCTGGGGAACGCAATACCTGGAGCTCAACGACTGGCAGAAGTCGGTCATGTGGACGCATCTTCGCTATCGCGAGGATGCTGCGCTCAAGATGACCGACGAAGGTCGGATGTTCGAGCTGGCCTACATCATGGGATTTTTGGAATGTGAGTCAATCATGACTCGCACGATGATGTGTAAGATCGCACGCGAGGAAGGCTGTGTCATCCCAGAATAGGAGCAAGCTATGGCTGATATTACAGACCTGGGTTTGACGCCAATGCAGATTGAGCGTCGGATAATCGAGGAAGAAAACCGCCGTATCGACGAGGAAGCTGTGGATCGTTTCGCAGCTGCGATGAAGGAGAAGCTGGCCAAGAAGCGGCGTGACGGCCGTGGTGGTTGGTATCTGAAGTCGTGCCTGAGCACCGATCTCAGCACCATGCTCCGCGACCACATCGACAAGGGCGATCCCGTCGACGTCGCCAACTTCTGTATGATGATCCACCAGAAGGGTGACAAGATCACGTAGGACACTTTACGTCATCCGTAAAATAGTCGTTTACTTGGCGTGAAAATCGTGATACTATAATGACAGGCAGCCAAAAGGAAACGACCATGTAATCCAATCGCCATCGCACCCGTCTCAGTATTCTGTGGCGGGTTTTCTTTTATCATAGCCAAGGAGAACAGAATTGGCAAACGCTCGTGGAAAGAGCATCGACAATACCCACTTGTCGGTAGACACCGCCCTCGCTCGGGGCTTCATTCACCGTGACTACGTCGCACACTGTCTGCGCTGGACGTACGTCATGAAGGAGATGGCGCGCAAGCAGGTCTACAAGACTTCGCGCATCCTGGATATCGGCTGCGGCGTCGACGTCCCGCTCGCCAAAACTCTCTACTCGTCCCGCTACATCGTCGAACACTACATCGGCATGGACTGGAACCACGGTGCTAAGCTGGACATCACTCCATTTCACACTGGTAAGTTTCCTGTGGATGTGTTCGGTCGCGTCGACTTTGCGTCGAACCAGGTCACGATCGAGGAAACGGCCGACGGTCGCATGGGCATCAACATCGTCGGCGAGAACGCCGATGGCAACAAGCCCAACGAAGACTTCTTCTATCTGCCCAACGTCATCACCTGCTTTGAGATGCTCGAGCACATCGAGCCGGCGCACGTGCGTGCCGTTCTTACCAAGGTTCGTACCATCATGAACCTGGCGGCGGCGGAGGGGCAGGACCCCATCTTCTATATGTCGACGCCCAACTACGACTCCAATGTCGGTCACGCCGCCAACCACGTGAACGAGATGGATCACAACGCCCTGGGCTGGCTGATCGAGGAATGCGGTCTCACGATCAAGCGCGAGATCGGCACGTTCGCTTCGCAGCGTGACTACGTGCACAAGCTGTACGCCGATTTCCCGGGCGCCGACAAGGTCTACCAGGCCCTCGCCGACGTCTACGACTCCAACTACCTCGCGACGATTTTCGCTCCGCTGTATCCGGCCGACGCGAGGAACTGCATGTGGACCCTCGGGCCCACGAAGGAAGGGTACGAGCGGAAATACCCGATGCTGCAGACCGACGGCGCGCCGTGGTCTTCCAGCGAGAACTGGCGTCACATGTTCGAGGGCTTCGCTGACGCCTACAATCCGGCCACCGGCGTCGTCTGATGGCGAAGATCGCAGCGTTGAGGAACAGCTCCATGCTGTCCTCTTCGTGGTTCACAACCGGTATCGGCCGTTATACATATAGGCAGCTGCTGATACCTTTCCAATACAGGTAGGATGATGGAATACTACTTCCATAATTGCATCGCCGCGTTCCACGAGAAGTTCGGCATCGGCTACAGCGGCGAGGTCGAACGCCATCTCGACGCCGAACTCAGGGACTTCCGCATCAAGTTCCTGAACGAGGAATTCGACGAGTACGTCGAAGCATATTCCAAGCGCGACCTCGAGAAGCAGTTCGACGGCCTGATCGACCTCATGTACGTAACGGTCGGCACGCTCTACCTTCATGGTCAGGCGTATAGAGAGCGCAGCATCGTGACGGGATACTTCGGTCCTCCTCGCGAGCTGGACGACACGCTGGCCCAGTATCACATGCGCCAGATGGCTCTGTACATCAAGAAGTACGAGTCGGCGACGGATGCTGGGTATCTCGACGGCAAGCTCGACGCGCTCCAGGAGCTCGGTCAGTGCGTGCTGGAAACGGCGGCAGCGCACGGGTTCGCGTTCAACCTCGGCTGGTTGCGCGTCCACTCCGCCAACATGAAGAAGGTGCGCGCCGAGCGTGACGACACGCGTGGCCACAGGGACACCCAATTCGACATCGTGAAGCCGGAAGGCTGGGTGCCAGCGAAGCTGACCGACCTCGTCTTTCCAAACTAGGAGCTGTCATGACACGCCATACGATCTTCGTCTTGGAAGGCCCCGATGGGGTCGGCAAGACGACACTCGGCAAGGCGCTCGTCGAACGGCTCAATGGTCGGTATCTGCATCTGACCTATCGGTACCCGGACAATATGTTCGGGTACCACCGAGCCGCCATCGAGTGGTGCCTCAAGAAGGCCAAGAACCAGCACGTGATCCTGGATCGCTGGTGGCCGAGCGAAGTCGCGTATGCTAAGGCGTATCGCGGCGGAACGAAGTGCCCGTACATTTCGGTCCTTCTGGATACGATGGCACTGACCCATGATATCGTGTACATCTGGTGTATGCCACATGACCGCGAGCGTGTGGGTACAAACTTCGCCCAGCTCAAGGATAAACGCGAAGAAATGTACAGCGAAGGAATGCTTCGTGTGTACGATGCCTTCGACGTACTGATGCGGAAGATGGACAGGGGCTCCCGTCTCCACTTCCGCTATGACGTATTCAGCGTCGTGGACGGGGCGATCAGCATGACTCGGTGGATCGAATGGATGATCAATTCGGTCGCCCTTCGACTCAATGTGTGCTCGAAGCAGGAATATCCGAGCTGCCTCGTAGGAAACAGGTGGAACCCGGATGAGGGTTTCATCATCGACGAGCCGTTGTCGAAGCGCCCTGTGCTGTCCGAGGCGACTCCCAAATCGTTGAAGTTCGCGGAGTACGCGCACCTCAGCAGACCCAACTATGTGGCTGTGAATATCCATCATGTGGCAAGCCCGGAATTCCGGGAATACCGCCATATGCGGCCCGAAATCGAGTGGAGGTTCTTTTGACCCAATTCTTTGACTGCGCCAACAATGCCTGGGAACGCCTTCTTCAGGACGTTTACCAGGACGGCGAAATCAGCAGTCCTCGGGGCATGGAGACGAAGGAAATTCTGGATTACACGATGCGTTTCGATATGACGTATCCGGTGATCACACATCCGGCCCGTAACCTGGGCTACAAGTTCATGGCGGCCGAAGCGGCTTGGATTCTGTCGGGCGACAACAGGGTCGAGACCATCCTTCCCTACGCCAAGCGGATCAAGGAATTCTCCGACGATGGTATCCGCTTCTTCGGCGCGTACGGCCCCCGGATCGTGGATCAACTCTCGTACGTCGTCGACACGCTGGTCAAGGACCCCGACTCGCGGCAGGCGGTGATGACGATCTGGCGGCCCAATCCGCGTATAACGAAGGACGTGCCGTGTACCGTGTCGGTGCAGTGGGTGATCCGGGAAGGCAAGCTCCACTGTCTCGACAAGATGCGTTCATCTGACGCCTGGCTCGGGTGGCCCTACGACGTATTCAACTTCTCAATGCTGTCGGCGATGATCGCGGTCGAGTACTGGATGCGTACTTCCGAGTACATCGAGCCGGGGACGTTCAGCCTCAGTGCGACATCCCAGCATATCTACGAGCGCAACTACGAGAACGTCAAGGACGTCCTGTACCGGCGGCTTTCTCCCTCGGACCGCGGCCCCCAGCTGGTGGTTCAGCGGTTCGAGCACAGCTCGGACATTGTCTCGGCGCTGTGGGAATACGCCGTCACCGGCGACCTGCACAAGCAGGAAATGATCTGATGCGCCCGTCATCTGACGAATTCTTTCTTCAGATGGCGGAACTGACGGCGACGCGTGGCACCTGCCCGCGTCGCCAAGTCGGTTGCGTTATCATCAACCACCATCGCCACGTCATCGCGACGGGCTACAACGGCACGCCGCGTGGGTTCGCTCACTGTACTCACGAGCCGTGTGCCGGTGCGCACTATCCGTCCGGGCAGGGATTGGAGAAGTGCGAAGCAGTTCATGCTGAGGCCAATGCTCTTCTTCAGTGCAAGGATGTGGAAGAAATCCACTCCCTGTTCTGTACCGCTTCTCCGTGCATCCACTGCACGAAGCTCATCCTGAATACGTCGTGCAAACGCATCGTATTCCGTCATGAATATCCGCACAGCGACTCCGAGAACTTGTGGCGTCGCGCCGGCAGAGAGTGGGTTCATCTTGGCGAAAAGAAGTAAATCCAAGAAGCTCAGCAGCGAACTCCAACTCGGGCTGTTTGCTCCGGCATCTGATTGGACGCCGCCCGAGTCCCTTCCTGATCTGTCCGCTGCCAAGGCGATCGGTATCGACGTCGAGTCACGCGATCCGTATCTTAATGAAGAAGGCCCAGGCTTCATTCGAGGCGATGCTCGAGTTGTAGGCATCAGTCTCGCTGTTGAAGATGGGCCGAAAATGTATCTCCCGTTCGGTCACCTTGACGGCGGGAACATGGACAAAGACAAGGTCGTAGACTACGTCAAGGTGCAGCTTAGCCGTCCGCACCAGACGAAGGCCGGCGCCAACCTGATGTACGAGCTCGAGGCACTTGACTCGCTTGGCATTCCTATTGTTGGGCCGCTGTGGGATATTCAGAATGCAGAGCCGCTCCTGGACGAGGAGAAGGCTGACGGGTATTCGCTCGAGGTTCTATCTCGCGACTACCTCGGTCAAGGCAAGACGGAGAGGCTGCTTCGTGAGGCAGCGGACGCGTCCGGTATCGATCCCAAGTCGGAAATGTGGAAGCTCCACAGCAAGTACGTCGGCCCATACGCCGAGGACGACGCGCTCAATCCGATCCTGATCATGAAGCAGCAGCATGCTCGGCTCGAGAAAGAGAAGCTGCTTGAGGTCATGAAGCTCGAGTCAGACCTGCAGCCGTGTCTCTGGAAGATGCGCAAGCGCGGAGTTCGGATCGATCTCGATGCTGCGGAGGCACTCTCGAGGGATATCCAAGAGCAGGAAAACCAGCTCATTCGGATGATGAAGAACCAGCTTGGCTTCTTCGTCGATCCATGGTCTCCTGTTAGCTTGCGTAAAGTTTTCGAGGCTCTCGGTCTCGAACATGCCATCAATAAAACTGCCAAGGGCAACGACTCCTTCACAAACGAATACCTGCTCCAGCTGGGAGAGCAGTATCAGGAGCTCGGTCCGGTTCTCGAATTCCGGCAGATGAACAAGATGCGACGTGACTTCATCGAGGGTCTTATCCTCGCGAAGAACGTCAACGGTCGCCTGCATCCGAATTGGCACCAGCTTCGTACGGATGATGAGGACAAGCAGAATGGAACCAAGACTGGACGAATTGCTTCTAGTAAGGTTAACCTCACGCAGATTCCTACGCGGTCTCCTAAATGGGGTAAGCCAATACGGCGTCTGTTCGTCGCAGACTATGGCGGACGTTGGTGCAAGCTTGACTACTCTCAGCAGGAACCAAGATGGTCCCTCCACTACGCGTTCATTAAGAACTATCCGGGGGCAGCTGAAGCTCGTCGCAAGTATCTAGAGAATCCCGACATCGATTACCACGAGATGGTACAGTTCATGATTCGCGATATGGTGGGCATGGACATCGGTCGCGGCAAGGCGAAGGGCATCAATCTCGGTTCTGCATACGGAATGGGTAAGTGGAAGCTAGCTCAGCAGCTCGGTGTGGATGTTGAAGAAGCTACCAAGCTCTTGAAAGCGTATCACCAAGGCGTGCCATACGTCAAGAAGCTGGCTGACTACTGCATGGAGCTAGCGCAGGCCAACGGGTTCATCAGGACGTATTCAGGCAGGAAACGTCGGTTCAACAGCTGGGAACCTGCGCGGTGGGAAGACCGTGATGGTTACCCGATGAAAGATTATGAGGCAGCCGTAGATCGTTGGGGCAACGTGACGCGGGCATTAATCCACAAAGCCATGAACGCGAAAATCCAGGGTTCTGCTGCTGATCAGATTAAGATGGCTATTGTGGAGATGGATCGGCAGGGAATTCTTCCTCACATTCAGGTTTACGATGAGATCAACACCACCATCTACGACGACGAAACGGCTTTTCAAATGCAGAAAATCCTCGAAACTATATGCCCGCTTGAAATCCCGTTTTCAGCAAAGCCTGACGTCGGTACGTCGTGGGGCGACGTGGTGGAACTCGAAAGGGTAGCAGCATGAAGGAAGATACCTTCGTAAAGCACTTCATGAGCGTGCTGGAACCCGACGTACACTTCAAGCAGATCGAAAACCTCATTGGGAACGGATTCCCTGATCTGCTCTATCATCGACTCGAAATCATGGGCATGATCGAGGCGAAGGTCGAACATAGCGGAGAGGCTTTCTTCGAGTTCTTCCAGCTCCCGTTCATGGCTCAGATGTTGCGGACAGGCTTCTATCGCGTGTTCGTGGCTGTCGCTCATGACCGCAAGGATGTGTTTTCTCTGTATCACGCCTCCGAGTTCGTGAATGCTCCCAAGACCAAGAAGCAGAAATGGACAGTGGTCAAGTTGGGCGACCTAACCCCCTTGTGCAAGCCGGGGGACCTTGACATGCGGATGAAGCTGCTGACGGCTTTGTTGAAGTAAAACTAGCCGAACAAACCGGGATGTACAGCAGATAATTTGCGTGATACAATGAAACCGTCAGCGAGTTGCTGATAACTTAGAGGTAGATATGTCTGATCCAAACGACGTTTTCGCGCTGGCAGCCGCGGAAGAAGAAGCGCCTGTCACCGACGATAGTTTGTCGGAAATCGCAGAGCTGGCTCGGCAGCAGCTGGCCCTCGACACCGAGATCGCCAACCTCGAGGCGACTCTCAAGGAGAAGAAGGAGGAATTCCGTCGCATTTCCGAGCAGTCCCTGCCCGAGGCCCTTGACTCGGTCGGTATGTCCGAGTTCACGCTCGACACCGGCTTCAAGATCAAGGTGTCGACGTTCTATAACGCTTCCATCCCGCCGGATCGGAAGGAAGAAGCGTACCAGTGGCTCGACGACAACGGGCATGGGGGCATGATCAAGACCGAAGTGAAGACGAACTTCGGCCGTGGTGAACTGGAGGCAGCGAAAGCTCTCATTGCGGAAATCAACGAGAACCACCCCGAAATCGCCATGGACCTCAACCAGACGGTCCACTGGCAGACACTCCGTGCCTGGGTCAAAGAGCAGGTCGAAGGGGGTCACTCGCTCCCGATCGACATGTTTGGCGTCTTCGTGGGCCGGAAGACCAAGATCACGCTCGCGGCTTCCAAAACGCGTTAACAAGCCGAAGCGAGATAAGTCGGCGAAACTCGGCGACTTTTACAACCTGTACAGGATCAACTGGAGAATACAGCAAATGGCTACGAAAACCAAGGCTGAAGTAGCGACAGCCGAAGCTGAAAATACTGCCGTCTCCGCCTTCAATGAAGACCTCCTGGCTATGGCCATGCAGGACTCCGGCCAGGGCACCAACGAACTCGGCATGGATGATGTCGCGGTTCCCTACCTCTATCTCCTGCAGAGCGGTTCTCCGCAGGTGAACCCGGACAGCGACGCCTACATCGAGGGCGCGCTTCCCGGCATGTTCTACAACAACGTCGAAGAAGAAGTCTATGAAGGTCGGAACGTCGGTCTGCGGGTGATCCCGTGCGCTTACGAGCGGCGGTACGTCGAATGGGTCGACCGTGACTCGGGCGGTGGTTACGTCCGTGATCACGACATCAATTCCAACATCATGTCGCTGACCAAGCCCGACGAGAAGGGCCGGCCCCATCTCGAGAACGGCAACATCATCGTCGAGACGGCCTACCACTACGTCTACTTCCAGCACCCGGAGACGGGGACCTGGGGTCAGATCATCATCCCGATGAAGTCCACCCAGCTCAAGAAGAGCCGCCGGTGGAACAAGTCGCTGATGTCGACGCTGATCCCCGGTACGCAGAAGACGGCGCCGCGGTGGCTGTTCCCCTACCAGCTCAAGTCGGTGAAGGAGCAGAAGGGCAACGACACCTATTCCAACGTCGATCTCGAACGGATCGGCGAGCCGGTCTCGATGGAAATGTACATGCAGTGCAAGGCCTTCGCCGACCTGTTCGATCGCGGACTGGTCGTGAAGGGCGATGAAACCGCTGTCGCCGGCGCCGCCGGTGATGCGGGTGATGGTGGTCAGTCGAAGAACGTCAAGGGCCCGGACTACGCGGGCGGCGACGACGAAATCCCGTTCTGATCACGGCGGACCAAGAGCCTCTCTCCCGAAAGGGAGGGAGGCTTTTATGGTGCTTCGATTAAACTCCCGGACGCTATAGTGACTATCCATACACCAAGGGCCCCGGGTGTTTAATAGGAATACCCCCGATTTACGCCAATGATGCATAGGGAATGACCAGTGGCTAAATACTCCTTTAGGCTGGAACCACTTGATCATCAGCGCGAGTACTATCGTGAGTGCCGCGACTTCGATGATTGGGCTCTGTTCTGGGCGCCGGGGCTCGGCAAATCCAAAGCTGCCATCGACAACATTTCCTACCTGTTCGTCACGAAGAAGATCGACTGCGTGGTCTACATCGCCAAGAAAGGCGAGTACGGCAACTTCATCGAGGACCAGGTTCCCCAGCATCTGTGGGACGGTATCGCGTGGCTCGGCGAAGATTTCAAGTCGGTTCGCAATAAGGAGGAGCAATGGCTTCTCGACAACATCCTGAAGGCGAAGAAGGAACCAACCCTCAGAATTCTCTCCGTCAATGTCGAGAGTATCCCATACCAGGGCGCTGAGGTCATCAAGAAGTTCATGGCATCCGCTGAACACGGAGTCATGTTCATTACCGATGAAGCTACGTGCATCAAGAACCCGAAGGCCAAGCGGTCCAAGAAGGTTTACGCTCTATCGCAGATGGCGACCTATCGTCGTATCATGACGGGTACGCCGATCACACGTTCTCCTACCGATATCTGGGGAGAGTGCCAGGCTCTGAAGCCGGGTCTGCTCGGCCACAACTCCTTCTACAGCTTCAAGGGTGCATACTGCATCGAGGAGAAGCAGTACATCGTTCGCGCCGGCAAGCGGATTTCGTTCGACGTTATCACCGGCTACAAGAACCTCGACAAGCTCAAGCATCGTATTCGTGGGTTCTCGTCGGTTCGTACCGCAGAGGAATGTCTCGATCTTCCGCCCAAGGTTTATCGCCGCATCCGGGTGCCGATGACGGCGGAGCAGCAGAAAGCGTATTCCGAGATGGCGGAGTTCGCTATGACGCAGTTCGGCGACGGGCAGATCAAGGACGTGACCTCGGTCATGGGTCTGTTTATGTCCCTGCATCAGATCGCGATTGGCCAGCTCAAGATGGGCGAAGGTCTTCCGCCGAAGCGGCTGGAGTCGAACCGCTTCGACTACATGTTCGAGAAGTACGAAGACCTCGATGATAAGGCAATCATCTGGTGCCACTATCGCGACTCGCTCGATCGTCTCGTCGCAGAGGCGGAGCAGAGGTTCGGAGCAGGTTGCGTCGCCCGGTATTACGGCGGCGTCGATGATGAGGAGCGTCAGTGGGGCCTGAAGGAATTCAAGAACCCGGATAGCCAAGTTCGCTTCTTCATCTCAAACCCACAGTCCGGCGGTTACGGTCTCACCATGACCATAGCTCGGATTACTGAGTATTTCGCGAACAGCCACAACCTGGAGCATCGCCTTCAGTCGGAGGATCGCAACATGCGTATCGGACAGACGGGTTCTGTTCTGTACAACGACTACTACTGTGCTGGAACCGTCGAGGAACGTATCATCGACTGTCTGAGACTTAAGAAGGTTATCGGGCACGAAGTGATGGGAACTCGCATCACCGATTGGATTTGAGAAATGGCCGACTTCAAACCGCTGCTTGCATCTGAAGCCAAGATGGATACCATGACGTATCCCAAGAGTGGCTCATTCAAGATAGACGGCATCCGCGCACACATCATGTCGGACGACGTGTACTCGCGCAATCTGAAGCTGATCCCCAACGCGTTCATTCGCGGGAAACTTCGCGAGACTGGTTGTAAGAACCTCGACGGCGAGATCGTGACGTACACCAATGGGAAGATGGACAACTTCAACACTGTCCAATCCCGGGTCATGTCGCGGTCGGGGATGCCGGACTTCCAGCTCCACGTTTTTGACGACTTCACTCACCCGAACTGGTCGTTCGACGATCGGTATTACATGGCTCAGGAGAAGGTCCATGCGGCCAACTCCAAGTACCTTCATATAGTGGAGCAACGTCTTCTGTGTACGGAAGAAGAAGTTACCTCGATGGAAGAAGAAGCCATCGCCGGGGGCTGGGAAGGTCTGATGCTTCGTGATCCCGGTGGTCACTACAAGTACGGCCGGTCCACGGCTCGCGAAGGAATTCTCCTGAAGGTGAAGCGGTTCACCGATACCGAAGGTACGGTCGTCGACTTCAAGGAGGAAATGGAGAACACGAACGAGCAGGAAGAAGATTACCTCGGGCATATGCGCCGGAGCAGCCACAAGGATGGCATGGTTCCCAAGGGACGGCTCGGCGCATTCGAGGTCGAATGGAATGGCGTGACCTTTGATCTGGGTTCCGGCATGAACTTCGGCCATCGCACCGAGTATTGGAACCGCAGGGAGGAGCTGCGGGGACACCCTGTAAAGTTCAAGTACTTTGGCGTGGGGCCCAACGGCAAGCCGCGCCATCCGATCTTCCTCGGGCTACGGCCTGAGGGAGCGTAACCACGGTCAATGGAAAGGACCAACACATGAGCGAGTTTGATCCGGATCGCGTTCTCGAGGCAGAGAAGTCCCTGAACATGGAGCGCATTCATCGGCTCCGTGCTTTCAAGGACAGCGCGCGGAATGAAATCTTCAACACCTACATGGAGTCGAAGGTCGAGACCGAGCGCAACATCAACTACCTGCAGCAGCGGCTGTCGGAACTTCGGCGTGAAGGCGAGGAAGTCGCCGAGCACATCAAGCGCCTGTCCGACGACAACCGCCAGTACGCGATCGATTGCGACAAGAAGATCAACGAGGTCGTCGGCAAGTACGACGCGATGATCGAGTCCTACCAGAACTCCGACGGACTCGCCGGCCTGGAAGACGCCATTCAGGCGGCGACAAATTCCCCGGGCGATGAGGTGAAGGTGAATATCACCAAATCCCCGGAGAATAACGATGACAAGCCCAAGGACGGCGCGCCGCCCTTCAGTTTTGAGACGGGCGTGATCTAAGACCGTCAGCTACCTTTCGGTAGTTGTCCGCACAGAGTCGGATCGTGGAGTTGGCTTGATTGACGACTCCACGTTCTCTTTTGAGGACAACCCGGACGTCGTCTCCCGGACGGAGCGGTGCGTGGGCATATTGCTTTTCGCACTCACGTGGGAGGGGAGGAATCTGGATTGGCGCAGCTGCTGTTCCCTGAGCTTCTCCAGCTTCTCGAAGTCGCCGCCAGTCATTTCCGCAACCACTCAATATCAGAGTCACTGAGAGGGCAAGCCCTGCCAGCGTCCTTGAGTTCCTTGACATAAGCCTCGATCTCCTTTTCCATAATCTGCTGCCTTGCCTCCTGTTCTTCGTTCGCAGCTTTCAACGCCCGTTCGAACGTATCCGCTGCGTCACGGGCCGCGGTTGCCTGCCGCTTCATTTCCCGCAACTCTGCGTCCTTGGCGTGAAGACGTACCTCGGTCACGTAACCGGAGCGTGCTTCACTTGCGACTGAAGGGTCGTCGACCCACGCGTCGTAGGTCATGACGATGGCAAGCGTGGCCAAGTGATATGGCCACGCCTTCAGATAGCCGAGGAGAAACCCCAGCATTAGAGACCACACGCCTGGAAGTGCATCCAGTCGAAGTCCCGCTCCCGGCCCAGGGATACCAGGCCGTACCGCTCGACGATTTCCCAGAAGGGAATGTATTCGGGCCGAGCGAACCGCGCCGTGACGTGAGTCTCGCGGAGCAGGTTCTTCTGTGGCCAGAGGTCGACTGCGATACCGAACGCATGGGTCGAGGGCTTGGAGCCGCCGCGCATGGGCCGGTTGTTGTAACATCCACCGAAAATGTCGAGGCCGAGTTCACGGTACCGGGCGGGCCCATAATAGGTAACCGCCTCCTTGAACATTTCGGTGAACGTGTCCTGGACCAGGATGTGGCAGCTGAACCGGTTCACCGTCTGGGTCATATCCCAGGCGATGCGGAACGGAATGGGAAGACGACACTTCCCGGCCGTCGCTGCCGGACTTCCCGGTACGCCGAACACCTTCTGCACGTCGCGATACGGCGGGAACGCGGTCTTGACCTTGATTGGAGCCGTATCCTTGGACCGGTCCGGGATACCTTCGTCGTTGCGTATGATCTTTCCACCATACAGAACGCCGCGGGTGTCCTGGTCGATGACTCCGGTAACCGGAATGAAGTTCGCCTTCTGGAACTCCTTCAGGGCTCCCGCAGTGCGAGGACCCCAGAAGCCATCGTTCGGTCCAGCATCATAGCCGTACTTGTTGAGCTGCTGCTGCAAGCTCCGTACTGCTGGATCAGCTGGCATTTCAGCCTCCTTGTGTTATGCGGCGCGACGGCCGCGTTCAATGAGCTTGTTCGCGATATGGTCGTACTCGAGGAAGAGATACGAGCCAGCCGGGGCAGCCCAATTGGCGGCGCCGTCCAGGAGAAGGTTCCCGGCGCCGTTGTTCAGAGTGCAGCCATCCGCGATATATACCTGGAGCTTGCGCCCCTTGTACATGCCGTTGATCGTGCTGACTGCCCCGTTTCCGGTGATGGACAGACGCTCCGCCGAAAGCGGAACATTGATGGTCGCCACACTGTTGGACGACACGTTGTCGTTGACGGCATTGTAGCCGGTAACGCGGAGAGCCGAACCCGGAACGTTGGAGTTGAGTTCCGTGACGACATCCTTGAACCGACCGCCCAAGAGTGAAAGGTTCGTTCCACTGCGAACGTTCAAGCCGAAGCTCACCAACGAAGCGAAGAACTCCTGGGATGACTGCGGAGCGATGATCTGGACCTCGTCCGGGCCAGCCGTAACACCATCACCAATCTCGATGTGGGCAGAGAAACCACTGCCGTTCTCCGAGATATTGCCATCGATAAACGACGGCGTGTCGATGATGATGTGGCTTCCGCCGTGGATTTGGTAGCCGATGAACATCGCCTGGATCGTGTGGCAGTTCGAGAACGTGATATACTTCGAAGCCGCACCACGAACGCAGACCGCCGACTGCGCACCATTGAGGAACTGATCCCCATTGAACTGGATACTGTGCGCAGTCACGCCGACCAGGTCGATCAGAACCGCGTACTGGGCGTGGCCGTTGATGGCTTCCCAGGTGGAGTTCGACGACATGAAGTTGTAGACGTTGCACTGCGTCGACGAAATCTTCAGGACAGCTTCCTGCGACGCCCAGAAATGGGAGTTGGAAACATGGACCTGGTCGATACCGTCGGCGATGACGCAGTACTGCGTTCCGGTGCCACCACCGCGACAATCGGAGATATGTACCGTCTCGGTCAAGCCGGTGCCGGGAGCTCCGAGAATGCCCTGCAGATAGATACAGGCCGAGCCGCCGATCGGCGACGTACCGGTCGGAGAGATGAAGCTCACGTTGTGGATTTGCTTGACCAGCGGTCCCTGGCAGTTGGACATCTGGATGGCGCGGTAGTAGTTCAGGAAGCAGACGTTCCTGATCGACATTTCCTGGACCGCGACAGCGATGACGTGAGCACCGCCCGTCGGCTGCGACGACACCGCCGTCATCGACAGATCATCCATCACGAAACCGTAAGAAGCCTTCGTTCCGGACTGATCGCCTTCGACCACGATGCCATGGCCACCCGTGTCCTGAGCCAGGATCGACAGGAAGGTGCCCTTGCCCCTGATCTTGATGCCCTGAGTGCGCTCGTACTGAGTATTCTTGTAGGCGTACTGACCATGGAGCAGCATCAGGGTGCCGCCGCCCTTCTGGCGCAGATACTCCGTTGCCGCGTCGACTGCAGCGGTCGCGTAACCAGCGTTGGGGCGTCCGCCGAACTGCTCGATATAGACCGTATCGCCGGTCAAGCGCCAGTAGGAACCATCGAGCGATTGTTCCCATCCGGGTTCAGCCGGCTGGGTATCCGATCTTTCGTAGACTCCCCACCCTCCGTCGTTCGGCTCGTAGTAACCGAGGGTCGTGAGCAGACGTTGGCCGTGATGCACGTACAGGTTCTTGATCTGGTCGCCCAGTGCGAAGGCATGGATCGGAGGACGATCACGAAGGTTGTCGTCGAGACCGTCCCGATATGCCTGGATATCGTCGTTGTAGAGCGTCTCGGCTCCGGTGCCAGTGTCGATCAGCGTGCCATCTTCATAGGCATGCCAGAGCCCTTCATAGATGGCATAACTGCGGTTGCCAAACATGTTTTCCATGTTATTCGCCTTCTTCCTGCGGGATCGGAACCCCGTTCTCATCCAGTGGGATACCGGCCGTGGCGAGAACCTGCTGCGCCTCTTCCTCGGTCAGCTTGGCGAGCTTCCGGCGAGCCTTGTTCGCCGACAGCAGTTCTTCGAGAGCAGCAGCTTCTGCTTCCTTCTCACGCTGCAAGCTGGCCACCGCCTGCTCGCCCCAGAGAACCTCGACTCCGTTGTCGAGGGCATACAAGATGCCCCCACGTTCTACGTACTGATACTGCATCGGTTAGCTCCCGAGCTTGGCAATGCTCAGCGTCGCGGGCTGGGTGCCGTTGCCGATACGACCAACGTCCGTATTCTGGACGGTAGCACGTAGGGAAACGATATCGCCAGCATTCAGCTGAACAATGCGAGTGGACTGACCGGAAGAGACAGTCAGGCCGGGATGCGGTTCGCCGGTCAAACCATATCCGAGTTCGGTACCGACACGCATCGGAATGCTGTTGACGACCAGGTCCAAGCTAGCCGACGCCTGGTTGCCCGCTCCGGTGAAACCTTCCGCAACGACCGTCGCGTAAGGAGCGACGATGTACGTGCCGGCGACCGTGATCTGGAAGGTATTGCCGACGAAATTACCGAACGACGTACCCTGCTGCGACTGAACCGGAAGCGACACTTCCGTGCCGACGCCAACCGCCAAAGCCTGATCGCCTGCATTCGCCTGCATATGTGCAACGCGAGGAGCGAGCGCATTCTTGATGTAAAGCGGGGTGGTCGCATCCTGATCGTTGTTGTTATTGGCGTCGGCCGGAAAGTTGGAGCCGACAGCGAGCTGGACGATACCAGCCTGCGTATTAGTCGCATTCGGGAACGTATTGGCGTTCACGAGAAGACGACCATCGGTACCGATACCGAGAGCGTTGCCGGCATCTGTCGACCGCAAGCAGTTGGCGAGGTTGTCGCCATGCGGATCAGAGCACACTGCGGAAACGATGTCGCCCGGACGAAGAACGATACGTCCGTCGGTACCGAGCGTCAGAACCTGGATCGAGTCACTCGACAGGAGGCAGGGACCGAGCGTCTGAAGTGCGACCAGGTCGTTGCACATCTGGCTGGCGACACCACGCGGTGCCGTCATGAACGGATCAGCTTCCGTGCCCGTCCCGATGATCGTATCCTGGTCGGCATGGGCGCGATTGCGGTCGAACCAATTCGTAAATGCCGAGCAGAGGTTCGTAACGCTGGCGCAGTTCCAGGAGCCCTCAGGATCGAGGCAAACCGCGAACGACAGAATTTCCGAAGCGATTGCATTGATCTGGGCGCCGACGATACGAGCGGTACAGTCGTTCGGCAGCGCGGTCGGGATGCACGTGACGTTGAACGTAGCCGGCGGGCAATACGCATAGGAGACGTTTGCCGGGTTCTGACAAACGCCTGCGCCATCGCGAACGGTGACGCCGCCAGCCGCGACGTCGGGGAAGATCGAGGCCATTGAGTTCTCCTTAGCCGATGGACCGACGAACGGTCATGATGCCGCCGGTGGTGGTTGCGGAACCGACGAAGCCGACCTGAGCCGGAGGCTTCGCGTTGGAACGCGCGATGACGAACGCATCCAGCGTATGTGGGCCGGCTGCGAACTGGAACGTGAGACCCGACAGAGTCGCACGAGCCACGAAGTTGGTGAACGACTGCGTGATGAGCGGAATACCGTTCGAGTAAATCTGCCACACGCCATCGACACGGATTGCGATTTCGGCTTCGGCGCCGTTGCCGCTGTTCGTCGGAGGATTGAACCCGACTTGGGTTTCGATCTCGATGTCGAACGTGCCGGCGCAGTCGATGTTGAACGACGCAGAGAACAGGTGGTTGGGGCCGAGCTTGCCGTTGTTCACCGCATTGTTCTGGATGTCCGTGACCAGATCATCGCGGTTGTAGTAACTGAGATTGTTCCCGGGATCGGTCGGACGGAACTCGAACGGATAGTTCGTGCCGGCGACGGAAGCATTGCTGACGCTGGCAACCTGCGCGCTCTGCTCGTTATACGTCGCAAGGCGCGTACAGCCGGAAGCGTCGGTCGACAGAACGAGCTGGCGAACCGTACAGGCAGCACCCTGGTCCGGGATTGCTCGAGTGAAGCAACCGAACAGAACGTCTTCGGCGAGGTCGCGGACGGCGGTGCAAAGGTTGTCGAGCCGGGTGCAGTCGTACGGCGTTCCTCCGCAGTTCACGAGGTTCACGATCTCGGACATGACCGCATTGGCCTGGGCCGGATCAAACCGCGACTGACAGCGGCTCGTCGAATAGTACAGGGCCGTGCAGTCGCCGACCAGCGAAGGGTTGGCCTGAGCATTACGAGCCGAAGCCGCAGCTACGCCCGCATCGGTAAAGATACCAGCCATGTTTATCTCCTAACAGTAATCCACAACGAGGATGTTGGGGCACGATTTATGAAGCAGCGAGCGTACGATGCATTCCGCTGCTGCCAGATTTGGGAAAATCTGAGCCGGTAGTCCGGCCGGTACGTTGCACCCCGTGTTGAACGCAGCTGAGATGCGGGTTGGCTCCGAGCTGTCGCACTGCATCGTTCTTGGCGGGCACGCCTCGATCATACCGTCGATGTTCGACAGACGGATCGTGGGTGGGCAGCAAGTCACCGGAACTTCGTAATCCATAGGACACGGTTCCTGGTGAATGCCGTCCAGTTTCACGCCCAATGGTTCCAGGACGAAGTTGAACCCGTCCTGGTTCTTGATAAAGCCTCGGTTGATGCGGGCAAGGGTGCGAACGATGCCGCGCTTAACTGCACAGTCGAGGTCTTCTGGCAGGTCGAAATCACAGTAAATCGGTAGACAACCGTCGGTTCCTGGAATTTCGAACTGCGACAGAGCGTTATACATCGGTTTGCGGCACAGCGTCTTATAGCAGTCTTCCCATGCGAGACGTTCCAACCAGCTATCCAGCGTGGTCACGGCCGTCTCAGGCGAAGACTCGCGGAGCGCGGGCCACAGAACATTGTGGATCAGGCTGTGGAAAGTCTGACCCAGATACATTGCGTAGTGAACCAGGCTGCGACAGTCCGATACATCAGGAAGGCAGGCCGCCTCACAGGGGTCCATACCGTTGTTGGACTCCAGCTTCTCCATAGCCGTTTGCTTGTGGTAATCCCACAGCGGACCATTCGGAAGCAGACCGATGTATGCGCACATAATGCCGCATAGATCGAGGCAGATCGTCGGGCAGCACGAGTCTGCCGACCATCTGGTCGTATCTTCTACGCCGTCAATGCCGAGTCGAAGAACCATTTAGGCACACCCCAATCCGCCTTCGAGCTTCGTGAACGTCACCTCATTGAGGCACGGCAGGTAGTCGCATTCCGGATAATAATCACCGCAGTCATTGATGTATCCGGCTTCGCGGTTCGGAGTTACCTGCTCCATACGAGCCGACGTGTTGACGGCGCCGCCCATGACATTGGCGACAATGAGTTCGATCTGCTGCATCCGGATCGGCTGCGACGGAGCGATGGTCTTCATGAAAGCGATGATGTCGTTCTCGATCTGGTTCTGCTGACCAGCAGTCGGACAGTCCTCGATATCGACGCGAATGTTGACCATGTCAGCGATAGGCTGAACGATCCGACCGCATACTCCGATTTCCACGAGACCCTCGCCGTATCCAGCGTGTTCGCCAAACACCCACTGGTTCAGCTGAGCGACAACCGACTCCGGCGGAATACCGCAAGGGAAGGAATTGTCGAACATCACGTAGAATTCCATATTGTCGCCGCACGAAACGCATTTGCATTCAGGATCGAGGCAGTCGTCACCACAGCCACAGCATGACCCAGCACGGTCGAGGACTCGCGTGGCGCATGGCCATTCGAGGATTTTGTTCTTGAGCCAGGTCGCGGTAGCACGCGGCTGATACGTCTTCCGATCCAGATAGCGACGACGGAAAGCCTCGCAATCTTCAGCCGGTTCGCCGCCGCAGAGCATACCGCCGCAGACCTCGACCGTACGGTCCACGCCAGCGATAGCGCTAGCCAACGTGCCGGTTGTAACTACGCCATCGCTGTTGCCTTCAACGCCGCCCTCCACAGCGCGGACGTTGATGATAATCTCACCAGCCTGGGGCATGGTCGTGGGAACCACGCCAATCGACCGATAGTTCCGCGTTCCAAGAATGACCTCGATAGTGGAAGGAAGAACCGAGCCGGCGGTACCGAGCAGTTTGACGTAACCCTCAGCGCGTTTGGATGTGCGAGGGTAGATGCCTTCTGCTGCCGCCAACTTGTACAGGTTGTCGCAGCAAGCGTAGCGCGGATCACGCTCTTTCCACTGCTGCTCGGTGATGGCATAGAATTCTTCTACCATCGCGGCGTTCAAAGCCACGACGTACCATTCGTTGGACTCCGGAATGATCGGAGAACCGTTGAGCACCGTCGTCGAGAACATGTCCCGCTGGCGGTTGAAGATATTCTGGAGGCTGGGACGTTCCAAGCTACAAGTCATTTCCACACCCAAGCGTTCTTGGACCGGGTTCCGCTGACGCCGATCTGAGACGTTTCACCCGCGTGACCAACCACCCTGGCGATGAGGTTCACGTTGTTGTTGCCAGCATACTCTGCCTCGACGTCTACGGACACAGCGACACCGTAGTGAACGAGCTTCTGGAGAGAGTCGCGGGCGTATTCCTTGATCAGGAGCATGGACTCACGAACGGAACCCGTCGGTTCGATATAGCGAAGCAACGTACCGACGCCTCGGTTAGCGTCGCCTGGTTCCATGAACGACTCAGACCAATGTCCGTTCTTGGCGCCTGGGCGATAGCCACATTCCGTTTCAGGGCGACGACCATCCGTCATCAGGATGTTGATCATCAAGCTCCGAACCCAGTCGTTGGTTGCGAAGGTCTTGGGTATCGAACGAGGATCAATACGGCAGTTGGGCTGCTGAAGCGGATCACACCGAGCGTAAGTTCCACATTCCTCAGTGACCAATTCCAGACCGGGCTGGCCGCAACTCACATAACAAGGCGAGCCGGAGACTGATACACCACAGGCTTCAGGCTGGGTGGTCCAGAAAATCCGGCGCCGAGAGTCGAGAGGAGACAGGCACGAGTCCATGTTATGCCTCGAATGGAGGAACGGGAGAAGTCCCGGGGTCTACGTCTGGTGTTATCACACGTCCATTTACGGTTGCAACCCCTGCAACCACTAGATCACCACGAATGTACGTCACGCCGTCCTTGACCTCAATGGTGCCTTTGGGACCGACAGCGAAATTGTCCTCGGTAACGTGAGTCCGCTTCTCGTTGAACTCCACAGCTTTCTCAGGATCGGTCGGGTTCTGGATGCCTCCAGTGTTCTCCTTCCACTGACGCTGCTTGTCACGAGGGATCGTGAGCAGGGCGTATTTCTGCGTGGTGTCCGATCCACTGACGAGAAGAAACACCTCGGTATTCGAGTCTTCCGGCAGGTTCATCGCCTGACCGATATTCAGGACGACAGCTTCCTCGTCCACCGTCCCGGTGCCGCGGACCGTGATGGTGGCGCCTGCGCCTTCGATATATTCGAGCTTGCCCCAGACGCCGCGTTCCACGCCGTCCTGGAGATCGAAATTCCGATCAGAGAATTCCATCTGAGTGGTCATAGGTCGATCCTAAACGTATCTGGCAGCCTCAGCGGCATCGCGTCTTCCACTGCTGTCTCAACGGAATACAGGATTTCGTCGCCGAGTGCTGCGAATTCTTGAACGGCCGACTCCGCAACCTCGATGAGGCTCGGACCCGACCACGGAGCGGGATAGTTCCCCGGAGCAAAGGAGACACCCGCTTGCAGTCTACGCTGGTTACCTGCTGCCTGCAGGTCACCGTACTCCGAGGCCACGCTGCTGAGGCCTGCTTCACCATCAGCGAACTGAGTGGTGGGCGGAGGCGAAAGCTCAAGAGTCGTCTTCAGCTCTCCCTTCGCCTGAACACTGTACGTGAGTCCAGTGCATTCGAACATGTCGAACACACCTTCCGGCGGGATTTCCACGTAATGCATCTTGCCGATGTCGTAGAAATCATTGCCATCTGGTGGTGAGACATGGAATACTTCAATCGTGATCTTCTTGCTAGCAGAAGACCGCTTGTTAGCCTCGAACTGAGCACGACGCTTCAGCGAGTCCTGATCACCATTGCCGTAGTGCTGGATGATCAGCGGACGTACGGAGTTGATGAGCTGGTCTCTCGCTGTCGCAATCGTGTTCAGTACTGCTTCCTCTCCCCATACATCCTTCTTGGTAATCTGACCCTTGACCTTGATCTCTGACTTGGCGGCATCCTCGCTCTGATCAGCGCTGAACCGCAGTATATTCTGACCGAGAATAAGCGGAGGACCTTCACCAATGCCTACTCCATCGGTGACACGCAACTTGCCCTCGCGAGTCTCGTAGATGAAGTATCCGTTTTCGGAACTGATGCGACGAAGCTCATTAACCACACGAGCGCCGTCACGGAACCGCATCTTGTCGAGCTTGATCTCAACGCCAAGCCACTCCACCTCGATCTGAAAACCGCTCAGCAGTTTATCTACGACCTGCCTCGTCGTCGGCTGCATCATATTGCCCGTCGGATGCTGCTGCGACGAGTCGATCAGCGTCTTGGTCATACCCCGAGCCGACAGCTTCACGGTATATTCATCGGGTCCGATGTTGACCGTGCGGGTTGTTTCACCAGCGCTGCTAGAATTCTTGGAACTGCCAGGTTCTCCTTCCTTGACTCCAGAGCCCGTGCGGCTATCCAAGATGCCACGAAATGCGAGGTTTCCGTAAATGTAGACAGCGATCCTACGGCCACGTGCTGCGTTGACCATGACCGGACGAGGCGGGACATACGTGAAGAAGAACGACATATCCAGCTTCCCAGTCAAGTCCTCCTTGGAACGGGTAAGCGTGAGGTCGGTCCACCCCTCGACAAGTTCTCCCTCGATGAAAACATTTACGGGTTTGAACGTCATGATGCTGCCACGATCTGCGGTCCCATGTTGTGGACCAATGCGTGAGGATTACGAGCCTCGAGTTCACGAGCCCGCTTCGCATCTCCGTAGATTTCGTAAGCTGCCACCAACGAATGCTGTGCCACGGAGAAGTTGTAGACAATCAAGCTCGGCAGGTTATAGGCGCGATTGAGAAGTGCCACCTCAGCCTGCGTTTTGAATTCTCTCAGAGCGAGGAACAGAAGGTTGTCACAATGCGCACGAGCGACATCGATTTCTCCTTCCAAGATGGCGACAACGTGATCGTACTGGCGTAGTGCGGCATCCAGCGTATCCGGCGTTTCTTCCAAAGCAGCGCGAGCCATGTAGCCTGCACCAAGAACGCGCATGACCGCGTAAATGGAGTCGATCGAGATATCCGCCGTACGGGTACCACCATTCGAAGCAGCAAACTGATTGACGATACGGCGCATCGCTTCGTACTTGGTTTCGCCAACCGAATACTTATCGATCGCAGCAAGGCCCAGCTTCATGCCATTGAACATGGAAGCCGGCGTCTTCAGTTTTTGGTCGTCGAGGCTGAAAGTATCCAGATCATCATAGATGCGGGAGACCTTCAGGTCTTCCGATCCGTTTGTCACATCGCCGAACGTATCGCGAATAATTTCAATAGCTCGACGTCCCGTTTCAATTACCGGAGGCTGCTCAAAAGCAGGAACGTCGGAAGGACGGAAATTCGTCGTGAAGGATGCCTGCAAAGCCGACGTGATCGACAGCAGAGACAGGCCGATGATCTGAGCAACGAAGTTGAACCCGTGAGTCCAGTCTTCTGCCTCAACCATTTCAAGGGTCACATAGGTGACACCCTGAGCCTCTAGTGGGTCATCCTTCACCTTCAAAGACCGGCAAGCTGCCCGAACCAGACCGCGAGTCGGATGGATCAGGATACCGGGGCCGGTCGTTTCGCAAACAGCGATGAGTGCAGCAGCATTCACCAGATGCGCGTTATGGACAATACGTCCTTCGAGAGTGTAGACACGAATGCGCCGTCCGAGGTCGGCATATGCCGTATCCTCGCCAAAAGGAAACTCACCTTCAGCACCACGCCGACCATGTTCCGAGGTGACTTCCATCGCCTGGAACGGGACTCCCTTGTAGGAAGCCGGAAGGTACAGCGGAGTATAGCAACCCTGTGCCATGTCTTACCTTACGGAGCTACGCCCATATTGCCAGTCGGGACTGAACGAGCGGGAGCAGGAGTATTCACGTTTACACTTACGCCTGCGGCCAATGCTGCTCTGATCTGACCAGCCACATTTGCGGCGCCTTCGTTCAAGGCGCTCAAGATAGTTCCGCCGGCGGCGGTGGCCTGACCAGCAGCCTGAGTTACTTGACCAGCGGCCTGGGTTGCTTGTCCTGCCGAAGTAGTGACAGCCGCAGCACCCTGATCAACGAGTCCAGCACCCTGGAAAATCTGCTGGGTCGAGTTGTCGATGGCCTCCACAGCAGGAGCAACTTCAAGGCCAAAGAACGACCGAACATCATCCATGAACGGCGAATTCATGAAGCCACCAGGACGAGCAGTTCCTGGAGTACGATCACGAACTGCCTGATATGGTTCAGGCTGACCTTCGATACGTTGCTTCTCAATGGCGTCCTTGATACCCGACAGGATGCCGCGAACGTCCTCCATAAACGGAGAATTCATAATCCCAGGAGCGCTTGTAGCTTCGACCTGGCCTTCCGCCGTTCCGCGACGCGCACCGTCCGCGATGGCCGCCTCAACTCCCGCTGGATCGCGACGCAGAAGCTCCATAGAATGACGTTCAGCATCACGCGGAGTAGCCAGTCTCCGACCTTCGTCAGCATTGGTTTTGCTCAATTCTTCTACAGAATAGCGCATTCCCTCGATAGAAGCTGCGGTGATACCTGCAACAGCACCGAGCTTCATAAGCTTTCCGAAGAAGCCGGTTTTCTTGGGACCGCCAGCTCCATCGAGTGCTGCGCCACCTGCCTGAGCGCGAGCTGCCGCCGTCAGAGCCGTAGCCGACCGGTTAAGCGCGAATGCCGAAGCGGTAAGTGCGATAGCAGACGGATTGAAAATGGCCGTGACCATGGCACCAATACCAAGTGATGCCGCCAGCGAAGCTCCGAGTCCGATCTCACCTTGATCATTCTTAAGCTGGTTCGTAAACCATTGAATACCGGAACCAATGCCTTCCAAGGTCGGAATAATGATGTCTTCCAGACCGTCAGCGATGAGACCCAGTGAATTCGTAATACGAGCTCCCGCGGCCTGCATCTGGAACCAAGTACTATCCTCAGCGAGGCGCTGTACATTCTCAGGAGACAGATCGAGGTTTTCAGCCGTCCGAGCCTGATTGATCAGTTCCTGCTGCTGCAAGATCGCTTTGGTCATCAGGTCGGCAGCAGTACGATGACTCAGAATCGTATCAGAGAATTCAGACACCGCAGCGTTGAATTCATCAGCTGACATTTTCGTTGCGTCGATACCAAGCTGATCGAATGCGCCTCCAGGTCCGGTAATATACTTCGCAATGAACTCAAACGGATCATTGCGTAGCAACTGAGGATTGATCGACGTGAACCGACCAGTCTCAGGGTTCTGAACAGCAAGACCCAGACGAGCCTGCTCCTGCATTTGAGCTTTGAAGGCACGACCTGAAAGGTTCTTGATTAGCTGGTTGATACCAACGCCAGCGGTGCCACCCATATCTGCAGTCAGCAAGAACGTCTTGAGCAGCGCGGCCGGGGTCAGGGCCTGACCAGAAGCACGGAGGTTCTTTGCCGTCTGCAGCATAGCTTTCTCGTCCAGGTCGCGTCCTGAAACGATCTGAGCACGCTGAGCAGTATCGAACGTTGCTCTCAGTGCCTGAACATCGAGATTGCCGAGCTGATCCGAAAATGCGGACAATACGTTGGCCATACGAGAAAGAGTAAAGCCTTCCTCAACAGCCTGTTCACGAGTAAGGTTACGAAGCATTGCCAGACGAACCTGCTCGAAGATAGCAGGCATGATCTGCTTAGCCTGAAGCGGATCACCAAGAAGCGCTGCATTTTCGAACGTCATCTGACGAATGTTCGCTTCGGTCAATTCCGGGAACAGTTTCGCCTGCTCGAGAACGAAATTCTCAAGGTCTTCGCGCTCCTTCATATTGAGAAGGCGAGCCTGTGTCTTACTCACGTCGACGCCATACATGCCTTCGACGAAGGACTCATATGCGCGGAAGGCCAAACCGTATCCAGCAGTGTAGGCAACGCCACGACCGACGTGACCGAGGCCTCTGGCTACAGCGTTAGGTCTGCTAGTAGTGCTACGACCAGAACCACCGCCACCAACAGCAGCAGTAGCTCCACCACCGCCCGTTCCTGATCCGCCTCCACTAGCACCTCCCGCCGGAAGACCGGCGTTGACTCTCTGGACAGCAGCTGGTACGCTCTGAACCCTATTCGTGAGGTTCAGAGGGATAGCTTTCTTGGAAAGCGTATTGTATTTCGTGAGAGCTGCATTCAGGGCTTCCAGCTTGGCGGTACCCTGGACCTTGACCGAGATGTTAATGTTTTGCGACCGCATGCCCTTCTGAGCTTCTTTCAGCTTGGTCATCGCGGTCGCAATGGTCGTCAAGGTCTTCGCCAGACCTGGATCGATCTTCGGTGGCTTGATAGCCGAGAACGCCGACTTGGCTTTCGCCGACTCAGCGTTAAGTTTACGGAGAGCCGACTCGATAGCCTTCAACTGGCCCGAGCTTTGGTCCGATACCTGAAGAACCGCGGTCTCAGTAAACGTTCCCACTAAGCTTTACCTCCAGCCAACAAGATACGGTTCTTGATTTCGCGAGCGTGGATTTTGTCGAATGCCTTAATCCGCAAAGCCAACGCTCGGATAGAAACCGGGCGAAAGTTTTCAGAGGTCCCCGAGTAGTATCGAATTTGCTCGACTTTCTCGTAGACCTTGTCGGCTACTCGAAAAAACTCGGGAGAACCCTGTTCATCAGGTTTGAGCCGTCGACGATCGTGATCTGATCGAGAGCCCAGGAGGGGAGAGTCAGGAGATCGAAATCACCCACGGGACGACCGAGCAGTTCGATCATCTTCAGGGTTTTCTCGACGTGGTTCTCCGCCGCCAGGATATCTTCGATGTCGCCAAAGGTCTTGGCTTGGAATTCGAGCTCCGTGATCTCCTTGTCGTCGGTGCCGGTCTTGATCGGCGTGCCAAGCCGATAGAGAAGCGGGGCAGAGATACCATCCCCGCTTTCGAGAATTTCGCCAACCGGAGAAGTGTCCTTCAGCAGCTGACTTGTGAACACCTTGCCATAGGCGAGGGGCATGTTGAGCAGATGCTCGGCCGTCATTGGGACGACCGTTCCGTCCTTCTTGTGAGCCTTGACCTGACGCAGGATGCGCTCACGCTGAAGGTACTTCGTAAGGTTCTCGTTCGGTCCGACTTCTTCGTTGGCCTTATTCACGCAGATTGCGAAGCCGGTGAACGACAGAGGTTCCACGGTGAAGTGATCGATCTGCGTTTCGCCGACGAAAACTGCACCCTTATCCGTTTCGATTCTCATAGCTGCCTCTTTGCCTCAGAGTGCCTCAGAATAGGGACATGCCGGCGAGCCTGAGGCAGCACGCTCGCCGGCACGGATCGCAGCAGAACCAAGGAGAAACCGCGCGATCTATCGAGGCCAGCCGACCTCGATTTCCATTGTACCCCAGTTATACCCTGAAGTACAATTCTTTGTTACGCCGCCTGAGCAAGAGCGCCGGGCGGCAGGAGTTCGTCGACGGTCCGGAACGAGAGTTCCAGATCGACCTGGTGCGTGTCGGAACGCTCCTCACCGATGACGCCGCCGGCCAGGCCGGTCATGACGATGCCGTTGAGGTATTCGACCTGCACGTCGATAGCAGCGCAGCCCTGATAGTAGGAAAGCGGGATGCGTTTGTCGCGGATGATCGACATTTCGGCCGAAGCGTTGCTGGCGACGCGCTTGGTATAGCCGCCCGGCAGAGCCTCGGGGTTCCACTCGCACGCCTTCCACATCGGGATTTCGTCCGTGGCGAGCTTGTGCGAGATCGGACCGACACGGGTCTCCGTGTCACAGTCGTAGAAGGACAGCATGATGTTCTTCACGCCGACCAAGTTTTCGCAAGGCATAGTTCCTGTCCTTTCAGAGTTTGCCGAGGACGACTAGAGCCGAAGCTCTAGCCGTTGGTAGGCGTGGGTTACCGGTCGCAGTTGTCCAGCAGATCGGGCTGGAGCGTGGTGATGATCCGGTCGACGCGCGACGGCTGGCGGTACCGGAACAGCAGGTGCAGATGGTTCGGATTGCCCTGGCAGTTCGATGCGACCTCGAAGTCCGTCTTGACCTGGATATCGTTGTCGATATCGTCGAACTCCGAGAACAGGGTGCCGACCTGATCCTTCGCCCACGCGCGAACGCCGGCGTGGATCAGACGCGGATTGGTACCGAACACGCCTTCCTTGATCGTGGTGTTCTTGGTGAACAGACCCAGACCGTTGTAGGTCTGCAGATGCGCCGCGATCTCAATCGCCGTCTTGGCGATGAGACGCTTCGAACTGACGTCCCAGAAGGTGGCGTTACGACGACCGAGGTTGTCGTACAGGTTGTTGGTCACGTCGTTGAAGATATACGGCGACGTGTACTGGCCTGCGCCGGCCTGCAGAGGACCGGTGACGACGAAGTTGTTCTCGCGCAGCAGCAACTGCTCATCGTAACTGTAGCAGCTGGTGCAGGTGCCCGGAACACGGATGCAGGTGAGCACACCGTAGTTGCGTCCCTGGATCGACAGCTCCGGATTGTCGCAGGCCGTGCAGCACGACTTCGCAGCGTATGCGGCGACCTTGAACCACGGCGGAGCCGTATCACCCGGGCAGTGGGCGATCTTCGAGATTTCCGCCGAATTGTGGAACCGCGAAAGCACCTGCGCCGGAGTGCCCGGAGCGTAGGTGTAAGCGTGACCGAAGCACTGGGGACCGTCACAGTCCCACTGCGTCTTCAGGTAACGCTCCCAGTTCTCGTGCTGGGCGTTGTCGCCGCTCAGGACGGCGATGCAGCTGTAGCAGCAGACACCGAGAACACTCGGGAGGTCGAGCACGGGCAGATCACCGGAACCCGGAGTGGTCTGAGCCAGCGACATCGTCACGCCCGCCGGAGTGACACCCTGGCGATTGCGCCAGTTGAACACCATCGTCAGATAGTTGCCGACCTCGCCGTCGTTGCGCGCTGTGAACGTCACACCGGTGGCGGTCGCCGCGGTAGTGTACGGGAAGTTGGCCGGAAGAGCGGCGATGAGTTTTGCGGCGATGTCCGCGACCGCATCACCCGAGTCGATGGTGAGAGCGACGGAATAATCGCCTTCGAACAGATACAGGTCGATCAGACCAGCCGACGTGGCGGGACCAGTAATGGTCAGGTCGTAGACGGCTGCGACGCCAGCAGCGGGGTCTTCACGCGGAAGGGCGTGGACCTCGATGTTTTTCGGACATTCGCAGAAAATCTTCTTCAGCGACTCAGCGAGAACCGAACCAGCGCCGAAGCGGCAGTCGACATCGCGGAGGCTCGTGACCGGGACGATCTGGTCGGCGACGACCGTGCAGCCTTCGCCGGGATCATAGAACTGACCTTCCACGAGAACACGGCACTTGCCGTCGTAGAAGTTCAGCGACGGATCGATGCAGAGCTGCACGAAGCCGTCGGAGAGCACATCCTGTGGCATTGTGTTTCCTTTCTTCGAGTCTTAGTTCGACGACCGAGTGCGCTTCGTCTTGGTGGTCGTTTCATCATCCGGCGGCGGAGGAGGAGTTTCCTCGACCACGTGCGGATTACCATAGGTCAGGACGATATCGCCCTGAGCTGCCATCTTCTGCAGCCATGGCGAAACCACGACTGTGATGGGAGCACCCACCGGGATGAGCTTGCCGCCGACCGGATGCGTGAATGCGATCCGACCTTCCACGGCCTGGGCGGTACCGATCATGGACACGTTTCCTTCTCTTTTTCCTTGCATTCTGCGCATTCATCATCGCAGTACGGCTGCGGAGGAACCTGGAGGCAACTGGTAATCACCAGCGGTTTGCCATCCAGGGTAGGCGAGCAGTCGTCTTCCATCTCGTCGTCCGGACACCATTCGTAGGTGTGTGTGAAACGGAATGTCAGAACAGCTGCAAACTGGGTGCTGTCGGTTTCCAACGAAACGTACTTCAGACGCTGCTGGCGTGACGACACAAAATTGGGGAGGTTTGACAGGATCATGTTCCTGATCGAGTCATAGTCGTAGAAAGCCCAGAACGGTGCGCCACCTTCGATCTGGTACTTTGTAGGCTCCATCCAGAATTCGACGATAAAATCTTCGGTGATTTTCGGAGACGCATTGGTCTGCGGGTTATGTTCTGCCGTCTCCCGAATAAGCGCCAGCATGGCCAGCGGAAGCGTAGGTACGTTGTCGCCCGTGATATCGGAGTCCAGAACGGCGACGACTCGGTTTTCCATCTTGGGAAACCAAATCTTCAGCGCCGAAGCGAACTCAAGCAGGATCGAAGTAAACTTCATTTACCAGCTTTCCAACA